GGAAAGTCAAAATAGTTAATCAAAGTTAATCAATAGTTAATCAAAATATTCAGTCTTAACTGTTCAACTCGTAGCGAAAAAACGATGAAAGTTAAGATAGTTAATCAAAACGCATAACTGTAATAGTATATAGTATATAATAACAGAGGTGTTAGAATATGTCATATGAACTAAGAAAACAAGAAAACGAAAAGCATAAATGCCCAAAGTGTGGCGGGAAAACAGTAAAGTTTGGTTCTATGAGAGGAAAAAAGAGAAGACGCTGCAATGATTGTAGCAAGGTGTATTTCTCAGAAGCAGTTCAAATCAGAGTTGGAATAGCAAGCGAACGCAGTGTTATCGTAGAAATCATAAAACCATATGATAACATAACATCAGCAGACATCCAAGAAAAGATTCCAAATAAGCGCATTATAGGATGGTGTAAAGTAGAAAAATCATTATCAACACAAGTCTTAAACAAAAGCTAAGTATAAATACATAACAAGTAATTAAAGTGATGAGGACATAATGGTGGACACATACAAATTAATTTTGGAAGACCCAACATATCCTTTATTTAAAGAATTAAAAGAGAGAAGCAGACTCACACCTATTGAAAGAGCGGACAAATCATATGAACTTCTTTTAGCACTACATAAGACAAGCAGCACACAAAGACCACTTTTAAATGGAAACTCTAGAAATTTCATGGTTGAAAATCTTGGAATTTCTAAGAGTCTTTTATCACAGTATCTTTCAATACACAAAAATATTACTTCACCAAAAGTAAAGTCTGCTATGAAAAAAACAGCATTAGCAGTTCGTTTCACTTATCTTGTATCTTTAGTTCGTGGAAAAAATGCATCTGAAACAGAAGTGTTGCAGCTTGCAAAAATCCATGAGTTCACTAAAAATAGAAGGATAACAGAATATCATATACGTCATGGAGGTGAGAATGTAAAGTTTCTGTCAGAATCACCATATTAACCTCTTAACAAGGACTGGATATACCTTATTCAGTTCTTCAAAATGGGTGCAGTTGTTCTTATCAACGGCTTTGGAATCCGAAAGGATAAGGGAATGTTGTTGATAAAGGCGGAACATTGCTGTGAGGAAAGTTGGGTTAGATTCCCAACCTGCGAGCAGCGCATCGGGTTCAATTCCCGCTGCATCTAAATAATCCGTAAACAAAATAAAAGGAGAAAAGAAAACAGATGTCGTTACCCGATAAACAAATGGGATTCCTGAATCAGATGTCATCTATTCATGGGATACCAATAAACGAACTTGTAGCGTTCTATGAAAAAAGCTTGAATGATCCACAACATATCGCTATGTGGTCAAACATAGAAGAAAGACTTGCATATGTTGATATGCTTGTTGGCGGATATGTCCAGGAATTCAATTCCGCAGTAATGGAAGAACTTGATCTATTCGTTGCATATTCCACAAATCCACGAGAGTCAAAAAACAGTGGACAACTTGTGAATCAGATTGTTGGAATCACGAAAAGACCCACAGATGCAAGACCAAAATGGCTCAAGATAATGAACTTGGAAGAGACAGGAGTCATACAGCGTCTTAACAGTCTTTCAACAGGAACAATAAAAGTAAATATACAGAAGGAAACAGAAACAAGCATTGAAGCGTTCTCACGATCGCAAACAGTATTTACCGCAAAGACCCTGGAATGGCTCAAGGATGATGCTGGAAACGTTTGCAACACTGAAGCCCTGAAATGGAACTGGTTAAAGAGCAAGATCAAGAATGTTGAAATTGCAGAAGCAGGAAAGTTCATGTCTGCAAAAGATGAAAAAGGATATGCAATATTCAATGATCTACGCATCATAACCGGGCTTGTATCAACAAGGCGTATCACAAAGAAGATCGACGATGATACAAAGAAAGAAAGATTGACAGGAATAATCAATCTCACAGACAAGAGCATCCTGAACAATCATGACTTTTTCTTGAACAAAGAGATCGTTGATCCAAAAGATGCAACAAAGAAGAAAACGCAGTATGGCGGCTTCGGCATATTTGTTGAGCCAGATGATATCAAGGATATCGGAAAGGACAGCGTTGTTTCAGTTCTTGGACACATATCTGGTCCCCAGAACATGAACGCACAATATATCCACCCAATACTGATAAAAGCTCCATTAAAACCGAAAGACAGAATTCAGCCAGCAGGATCGACAGGAACATCTGGAATACCAGTGGGAGCAGTGAGCCCAGTTTCACTATAAGGAGAATAAATGGAACAAAAATCGGGGAGTGAGTTTTCATTCCCCGTCGCAAAAACACCGCGGCTTGAAACAAGACTGCTAGAACTGCCAAAAGAAATAAAGGATATGGAGATAAAACTTTACAAAACAAAAGCAGGACAAATCAAAGACAACATAAAAATCGAAGAAATCAAAAAAGAAACACCAAATGATTTTCGTTCAAGTCCTAGATATCAAATCTTGAAGGAAAAGCAAGAGAACGTAGAAGAAATTCTTAAACTTGGTGCGATAGAGCTTCGATTTCTGAACAATTACTTTACAGCTTGCAAAGCTGTTTCAAGGATGATATAATGAGCGGAATATTACCAGTTGATGGTTCGGGAGGAGTTAATCTTGATGATTTCAGCAACGTTAAATTCGATTTCACTCCAGATACATCACAAGGAAAAATCGTAATAACAGCGCACGGTCCCAAGAATGCAGGAAAATCAACCGCAGTATTCTTAATAACTACAGGAAGAATCGGTGGCTTTCATTCTGGAAAAACACTTGCAATATCCTTTGATGATAAGACAAAAACAACATATGATCAATTCTTCAAAGGAGAAGACATTGTTATTCAAGACGGAACAAAGTGTTATTCTGAAGATCCATTAACAAAAACAAAATCTGGATACATGTCTTATCTATATCTTCAGAAATTACTTGAACACGAAGCACCTAAAAAATATGACTGGGTATTCTTTGATGGATTAACTGTTCTATCAGAGATGCTTGAAATGTCCATGCGATATATTAATGGACTAAAACCTACTCAAGGATTCGCAAATCGTAACATCTGGAAAGATAGAGGTTCAATGCTTCGAACACTGCATAACCTAGCAGTAAAGATGGCAAATATTGGAGTCATCTACAGCACTTATTCTGAAAAGGATGAAATATTAAAAGACGGAGAAACAGTTAGTAAAGAAGATATTCCAAAGTATATTGATGTTGTTATGATCAAGACAGATGTTGTCATAAAAGCAACAAAAGCAAAAGGCAAATCTGGAAATCTATTCTTCCTCACAGTTGAAGGAACAAAATTCAAGCAATATTATGACAATGGAAAACTTCTTCCAATAACAGACAGGACTTTAAAAGAAGGAACTGTTTTCGATGTAACAGGAATGTCTGACCAAAAGAAACCGGATACTGCTATTGTTGCAGACACAAAAGTGACCATACAAGCAGCAGCGCAAGCAATAAAAACCGAACCAACGCAAGTCTTACAAGCAGTACCAGCAGCAGAAAAAAAGATCGAAGCAAAACCAGCAGAAACAATAATTGTAAACAAGAAACAAAATATAGTAAACTTACTATGAAAGAAAAGAGAACATGCAGTAAATCTGTAGAATGTAAAATAGTCAAGTGCATTCATCACGGAGAACATACTGAAACAGAATTCTGTGATGAAATATGTGAAACATTCACAAAAGCAGTCTGCATCAAAATGAACAAAACATTAATTGAAGGATAGGATAAAATGGACGCAAGACACATATTATATCAGAATTTTGACAGAAAGGTTGGAGATCCAAGACAGTATATAATTCATAATACTGCTGAAATGAATCATTTCATAGAAATCAACTCTGGTCAAAATGATGAATGCTATGCGTCTTCGTGTCTATATATCAACGGAAAACCTATATTCGATGATCTATTTTTAGAGGAGGACAACAAAAATATTAAAGCAATAGCAACAATCGGACAGTATTATTCCGACAACGATATACCGTGGATACCTGTTTATTCTGCAAGCAGAAGTTTTCATATACATGCACCTTTTCAAGCAGAAAATGTTTCACACGAAACAGTTAAAAAGTTCGCAGCAACAGTATTGAAAGAAACGCACAACGAAGCAACTATGGATGAACACGTTACTGGGGATCTTCAACGCTTACACAGAATACCAAATACACAGCGCATTAATGGACGATGGTGCATACCACTTTCACACGAAGACGTTCTTAATCAGCTTCCATTATCACATTTTGTAGAACTTTCAAAATCACCGCAATTTGTAGATTATAATATCACATACAGACCAAGAATTACAGAGTTCGTAAAAGATTGCAGTCCTGACAATACATCACAGATCCTTCATAAATATCTGCCCTGTCAAAATCCCACAAAATTTTTACTGAAGGATTTCATTAGGGGTTGCATCTATGAAAAACTTTGCAGTCCTAATCCGTCTAATATGATAAGAAACGCTGCAACAAGAGACGCTCTCCTTTTAGGATTAACACCGCTGCAACTACTTGAAGGATATAGTGAACTTAATTGGGTAGACTTTGACCCATCTTACAGTAAAGAGCGCATAGACTATATTAAAGACAGAATTTCTCAAGGATATGTAAGACACTTTGGAAAAGAAAGACTAGGATGCACAAAAAATAATAATTGCTTGAAGTGCTTGCTTGGAGCAGCATAAATGGCGATTACACTGGAACATTATCAGTCTGTAAGACAACATTTTATTACTCTTCTAGGCGGAAAATGTGCTGTGTGTGGAACTGTTGAAAGTCTTGAGCTTGATCATATAGTTTCAAATGGTTGGTATGTTGGAAGGGGTCGTGGTCGAGATATTCGTATGTGGGAATGGTTTGAATCACAAGCTGAAGGAAATCTTCAAATTCTTTGCAGTAAACACAATCAAGAAAAACGTTAATAGAGGACATATCATATGGAAATTACTATGGATTATCGAGAATTTATGGACAATCCACTTATAGTGAACTTGCTTAAAGACAGCGGAAAAAATACAATAATTTCAAAACCACTAGCAGTTGCAGATTATTTCTTCCCACCAGTTCTAGCTGAACACAAAACACTTATCAATTATATGGATGACGTAACAAACGGTCATATTTTTCAGCAAGCTCAGGACATGCTTTACAGCAAAGAAGAGCATCCTGAAATGGAGCTTTACATTCTAATATCTGGGAACATTACAGACATCTTTAAGCAAGTTCGACCACTAAAGATAAATGGACAGCAAATCTATGAAAACGGAAGACCTAAATGGGTTCCTGTTCACGCAAATGCAAAAGGACTCATAGCAGCATTTTCATCGCTCAACAGACAAGGAATAAAAACTTCTTTTGTTGGGGATCAAGGATTTATGGTTCAAGCACTGCTATATCTCTTCGAAAAATACAACGATGGAAAAGTACGCACATATAATCCAATTCGTGCCCCAATAACTAATGAAGACGCAGTGCTTACGAACTACATGAGCATAACAGGTGTCGGTGAAGAGAACGCTAAAAAGCTCAGAGAAAGATTCCCTCTACCAAGACAGCTTTACAACGCAGGACTTATTGATTTTGAAGCTATCATGGGATTCCAGCACGGAAGAAGACTATACAATTTCATTAACGGAATAAAGTGAAACTATGACAACATATTACCTAAAAACAAAAGATGTATCAGCAAACAATCATAATCTAAACGACTTAGAAGAAATTAGGGCGTACATCAAGAAAAATTATAAATCACTTGATGTTTCAATAGTAAAAAGACAATATATTTCATAAAAGTCTTAAACTTTAAATAACTATAAAAATAAAAAGCAATATTAAGAGTATGAGGACACAGCTATGGAAAAAAATAACTACAAAGTAAACATAAAAATAGATAGGACGCTATTTATTGAAGGAGTAAATAATTCAGAAGAAGCGATTGAAAATGCAACGCTATATCTTGATAATCTTCTTCTTGCAGGAGTCAAACCTTATGCAAGAGCAATCGCAGTAAAAACAAGCACAACAGAACAATCAGAAGAAATACATGTTGAACAACTTGAAGAAGTAAAGAAACTATCTCTGCAGATTTCAAACATTTTCAACAAAGCAGAATTAAAACTGCTTGCAGAAGACATAAAATTCTATATTGGAAGCGATTAGATGACGAATAAAGTTGTAAAAACAGCAGAAGTAGAAGTTATTCCTCTTCGTGAACTTCGTTTTGGAGATTTTATTCTATGGGGAAGATATAAAGTTCTTATTGTCAGTATTGATTATCAAAACAAAATCGTTACAGCAGCGCATCCAGTAGATACACTTAAACAAGTTTCTTCATATTATAGAATCATAAACTGCATTGAAGAAAGACCAAATACAACATGTCCCGGGTGCGGAAAAATCATAGAAAGCCTTACTGATTCTGAATTTGATGAATTCTGTGCTCCAAGATGCAAAGATCTATACGAAGAAGGTATTTCAAAAGGAGAAATTTATGGTTGAAGAATCAAAATCAGTTCAATGGTGTGATAAATACGAACCACATACGCTTGATGAATATATTGGTCATGAAGAGCTTGTTGCAGCATTTAAAGCATATGTAGCAATACATCATATTCCAAATATGACTCTTGGAGGAGTGCCCGGCACAGGAAAAACAGCATTGGTCAAATGCTTCGCCCACGATCTTGGATACTTAGGATGGGATTTAGAAAATCCTGGAAAGTGGTATCCAATGCAAGCAGGACAGTTTCAATTTCTTGATGCATCAAACGAACGTGGAATAGACATGGTACGTACCACACTCAAAGGACTTTCAGAAGATCCAACACTTGGCGGAGAAGTGCGTCTAATATGCTTGGATGAAGGAGATAATGTTACAGGAGACGCTCAAGCTGCAATGCGTGGAGTCATACAAAACAGTTCAAGCAATTCTCGTTTCATTCTCACAGGAAACTATCCAGAAGAATTTATTGCTGCAATCAATAGCAGATGTCCACTCAAAACAGTTCCACCACTTACAAGAAACGACCTAGCTACAATGATAAAGCGCATACAAATATCTGAGAAGTTTACTATAACAGACGAAGCTACCGAGTTTCTAATCACTGTTGCAAATGGTGATATGCGCTTAATGATAAATAAATTGCAGGACGCAGCAATAACATCAGCTATGAACATAACAAAAAAAGATATAGGTTCAACTGTTGCAGACATTGAAATAGCAAAGAAAATCATAGAAGCAGCACTTACAGACTTCAATAAAGCAAGAGAAATCCTCATAACAATTTATCAAAGCACAAAGAATCCAGGAGATATTCTCTCGAAGCTATACGATGCCACGTATCTTGTTCCTTTTGTTCAGGATGCACAGCGCAACGAAATCCTTCAGCTCAAGCTTCGAACAAGAATGTCAGATGTTGATTATTACTTGTCTCAGAAAGGAATAAATCACATAGTCCAGCTTGACGCTCTTCTAAGCTATATCAGGCTTCTTCCTTATATTTCAGTAAAGTGTCCAAAGGTGAGTTAATATGGAAAGTATGGATGGAATAAATGAACTAAATAATGAAATTGCAATGCAAAGACAGCACGAAAACAGATGTTCAACTTGCAACGGAACAGGTCGTGTCATAATAAAGTTTCCAGTTCCTTTTTCAAATGGAGAACAGCTTGAAGAAAGCGAAGAACAGTGTCCTGTTTGTAATGGAAAATCAAAAAAAGAAAAAGTATATACACTTCGCTTCCCGCCCGGAGAAGATGTGCCACAGCACACAGATAAAGAAGTCCTGAAAAAGATTCTATATAAAAGAGATTATGATGGATGCACAAATCAAGAAATTTCTGATGAACTTAAAAAGATAAGACTAGGATTAAGTTCAGCATTCTTCCCAGAAGAAAAAGAAATCATAATACAAGCTGAAAAACGTCTTACAAGGAGAGATTAAAATGATACTTTCAGATGTAGATATCAAAAATTACATAAAACTTGAAAAGCTCAAAATAAGTTCACCAAGAAGTCATTTACTTAATACTGATGGACTTTCAATACAACAGAATGGACTGGATTGCAGAATAGGAGATACAATAGCAGTAGATATCAAACTTGAAGAAGGAACTGTTATTGATACTCATAATCAGGAATCCATTAACAGCAGATTCATGCAAATGGAATTTGAGAACTTTGTTGTCCCACCACACACGAATATCCTTCTTGTTACAGAAGAAGAATTTGAATTTCCTGATGACTTAATGGCATTCTGTGGACTGCGTTCTTCGGTTGCAAGAAATGGATTCATTGCACCGATAACGATTGTAGATGCCGGCTTTAAAGGAACATTAACAATAGAACTCAATAATGGTGGACACAATCCTATTAGAATATATAGAGGAGACAGATTCTTGCATGTAATATTTGCAAAGACAAACAGTCCAGTTCCCCTATAATGGATTCTACACAGGACAAAGAATAGTTCATCTTCCAAAAACACTGGGTGATTAAATGAGACACAAAATAGAAAAAAATAATACTACAGTATGCGGATTATGGTTCAATCCTAAAACACATGGAATAATCTCAGAATATGTTATAGTTGATATAGAAAATCGTTGTAAAAAATGTTATCCTGATAAGGAGTAAAAATGATTCCTCCACTTGCAGAAGCAACAGTATCAACAACAATGCTGAATCTATATGATGGATGTAATCATGCCTGTAAACTGAAATATGTTGATAAACAAACCGCAGTCCATATTGATGATACTCCACTTAGAGTCGGAAAATCAGGACACAAAATATTTGAACATTTCTACGAAAAGTTAGATCTCAACGCACCAGATATCGATAAAGAATTCAAAGACAAAATTACAGCAAGTGCATTCCAGCACTGGGATAGGACTATTGACAGTAGAAAGCGTGAAGAAATAGAACCAGCATTCTTTATCTGGCTCAAGTATGAACTTGAAAGATATTTCATCTATAAGAAACAAAATAGACTTGATATCTTTAAGCCAATTGAAGTTGAACAGGACTTAACAGACTATAAAAATCGAATGAGAGCAGTATCGGATAAACGCTGCATAGGAATCTCTGGAATTAACTATGTTATGGACTACAAGTTTGACAAAAAGCTGCCAGCAGGTAGAAATTTCACAAACATTCTATCAGAAATAGATATGAAGTACAAAATCCAAGCAGCACTCAACGCTCAAGTTCTAAAAGCACACGATCATCCGATTGATGGATTCTACTTTCAGTTTGTTCGCTATCCAGAAAAACTGTTACCTATACCGCTCAACAGACAGCTTTTTGATGAAGTAAATAACTTGATCAATAAGCTTAGAACTGATACAGTATTCGAAAAGAATAAAAAGTCTTGCTTCTTATGCAATTTTAAGATGTATTGCAACATGCGAGAAGCGAGTATAAACTGTCTATAGGAAATGATAATATGGATTTAAAAATTGGAGATGAAGTTCTTTTTAGAAAAGAAACAAATCTATATAAAGGCAGAATAAAATCTATATTCAAAAATAAAATTGAAATAGATGATGATACTATCGAGCTTGTTATAGCAGCAGTTTCAAAGGGTACTGTTGCTGATAATATATCTTTTATATGCAAAAACAAAGGTGAAATATCATGAAGATAATATGGGAAGAAACAGACACAGCAATCAAAGAAAAATATGATGCACGCAAAAAGCACTTCGTAAGCAACAAACATCTTATCAAACCGAAAATGGTTTCTGAAGATGAATCTTTTGTGATGGCATTAATAGCATCATACTGGACGATGTGGGTGCAGGAAAAGAAATGACAAAGTATCATTTTATTAATATTGAATACAGAACAGAATTCAATCAAGCAGTTATACTTCTATGGGGAAGAGATATAGAAACACTCGAAAAGAAAATGTTCAGAGTAATTGGATTCAGACCACGTTTTTATGTTCCAGAAAATGAACCAGTTCCACAGTCAAGCGCAATAACAGAAATAAAAAGTGGATTTACTTCTATATATGGTGAAAAATTCAAACAGCTATTCACACAAATTCCTTCTGACATTCCGAAACTACGTCAATACTTCACGAAAACATGTCAAGCGGATATACCATTTACAAGAACATTTCTAATTGAATCCGGTATCCTTACGAAGTTTACTACACCAGATAAAGATGAAATACATTTTAACGAACTAACAGGAGAGTAAAAATGAAAACACAATTTAGTCCTATGGCAATACAGATCCTAGAGAAAAGATATCTTCTAAAAAACAAAGAAGGAACAATAACAGAAACACCGGAAGAACTGCTTGAAAGGGTAGCAAAATATGTTTGTAGTGAAGATAAAAAGCTTCTTGCAGCAGTGTTGAAGCTGATGAAAGAATTAAGATTTCTTCCTAACACACCAACACTTATGAACGCAGGAACGACAAACATGCTTTCTGCTTGCTTTGCAATACCAATATCAGATTCTCTTGAATCAATAATACACGAAGCACTCTGGCAGCAAGCAGCGATCCATAAAAAAGGTGGTGGAACTGGATTAAATTTTTCTAGTCTTAGACCAAAAGGAGACACAATTTCATTAACTGGTGGAGTAACATGCGGAGTATTGTCGTTCATGGAAAACTTTGATACACTGTCAAAATCCATTCAGCAAGGAGGAAAACGTGCGGGTGCAAACATGTCAATCCTCAGTGTCTATCATCCAGAAATAGAAGAATTCATCAAAATCAAAACAACAAATAACACTGATTATGAAAATATGAATCTTTCCGTGCTTGTTGATGATGTGTTCATGCTTGCAGTTAAAAACAACAAAACAATATTTCTTTCATTTCCAATAAAAAGTGAAAACAAAAGAAGAGAAATAAGGGCGAAATATCTCTGGGAACTAATATGTGATTCTGCTCATAAATGCGGCTGTCCAGGAATCCTGTTTGAAGATACAATAAATTCTAACAACACGCTAGACAAACATGGATTTCATATCACAACGACAAATCCTTGTGGAGAGCAGCCTTTATTCTGTGGAGAATATAATGGAAATATAACTGCGGAAAGCTGCAATCTTGGTTCACTCAATCTTTTAAAATTTGTGAATGACAAAAACAACGGAATGGACTATAAAAAACTAGAAGAAGCAGTGTTGGTAGCAACAGCTTTTCTGGATCGTGTTATAGACAAAAATGTATATCCTTTCAAATTTATCGAAGAAGGAACAAAACTTACAAGAAAGATTGGTCTAGGAGTAACAGGATTTTCCGATTATCTAATAAAAATTGGAGTTCCTTACAGTTCTGAAAAAGCAATAACCGAAGCAGAAGAAATAATGAAATTCATAACAAACAAATCACATCTTGAAAGCTTTGATCTTGCTGCTGAGTTTGGAAAATATCCACTTGCAGAACTTGTTGGGGATAAAAAAAGAAATAATATGTGTACCACTATTGCTCCAACAGGAACTATCGGAAGACTCATGCTAGGACACGGATATTCTTCTGGAATAGAACCACCATTTGCACTATATATGAAAAGTAACATTATCGAAACAACAATCGAAGATGGAATTCATCCGTTGCTTCTAGAAAAGATAAATGAAGTATGTTTGGGTCTACCAGATAGAAAAAAAGAAACTATCGATTTAATAAAACAGAATGGAAGCAGCATACAGAATATCCCGTTACTTAGCGCAGAAATAAAAAGATTGTTTCTAACAGCTAATGAAATTCCTATTGAACAACACATTAAAATCCAAGCAGCGTTCCAGAGCTATACTGATAACGCAGTATCAAAAACAATAAATCTAAATAATAAAGCAACTGTAGAAGATGTTTCAAAAGCGTTCATGCTTGCATATGATCTTGGATGTAAAGGAACCACCATATACAGAGACGGAAGTAAAAGCAATCAGGTTCTAAATTCTATCAAGGAAACACATAAAACAACAAGCGTAGAATCATTTAAAGATCTAGCACCAAGACCAGCAATACTTCCAGCATTAAGCTTCGTGAAACAGACCGCTTGCAACACATTATTTATAAATCCTACATATATGGGCGTTATAGATAAAAGCGCCCTTGAGCATTTCATAGATGCTCATGGAGGATGCCTTGCTATGAGAACAGGTCTTGCTATGTCTGTTTCGCTATATCAAAGAATAATAGAGGAAATAAATCCAGAGTATGCAAGAAATGCACTGCAAATAGTAACAACGCATCTACTTAAAGTAGAATGTCCTGTCTGTAAGATGAGAATAAGAGATGAAAAACAAAAGATAAAAAACGGAGAGACTGTTATAGATCCAGTGGATTCCATAAGCTGTCCAAACGCTCTTGCTCAAGTTATGGAATATATGCTCAAACACAAAGTTGAAACATATATTGACGGAATCAAGTTTCAAGCGGAACTATATAAGATTAAATCATACGAAGAAATAGAAGCAGTAGATAAAACAAAGTGCCTAGACTGCGGGACAGTCCTCATCAAACAAGGAGGATGCTCTTCATTCCAATGCCCAAAATGCATGACCGGGGGGTGTAATTAATGGTAATTCATTTACTAGATTCAAAGAATAATAAAACATACTGCGGATTGACACACTTAATAGTTCTAAGTGTTATATCTGATAAGATGTTGTTTGATAAATTTGGTGTTGATTGTAAAAACTGTAAGAGAGTAATTTTATCGATCAAGAAAAAAATCAAGTCTTAAACAAAGCAAATCACTATATAACAAGAGAACATTATAAGAAAAGAGGACATAAATGACATTATACACGCTGCATATTAAATCTGGAATGCATGATATAACTCCAGAAATACTAAATACTTTTCTACGATTGTCTGGATATGATGCAAGTATTTTTGAAGATATAAAGTTCAAAGGAAATGAACCAAAAGTAACACACGAATATAATATAATAGAATTTCACAACTTAGAGGAAGCACAAAAAGCTGAAAAAGAGCTTCGAGAAATGTTCTACTGTTATATTGTAAGGGAAGCTGAATTTGATAAAACTGGAATGACAAAAGCCAGACTATTAAATCTAACTTCTTTCAAAGAAAGTGGAAAATACTACGATAATTTCGATGTTGAAATATCATCAGATATTGATTTTGAACATGATTTTAATATTGTAAAAGCTATCCTCGATAAATATGAAAAGCTTCCAGAACACTTTATGTATCACGGTCACTATGCAAACAACGTTCCATTCATTATTCCGGCGCATATGAAAGCATCGGATATGAAACCATATGTAAAAATCGGAGAATCAAAATGAAAGCAAAAATATCAATATTAGTTCTACAAGAACTGATAAGAAAGACAAAGTGTAATAGCTTGATAAGTTCAGCAGTTATTAAACTTGAAGACAATGCGATATCCACAAAAGGTTCTGGAGTGGAACTTGCAGGAAAAATTGATGGACGTTTGTCCTTTGAAGTATCGTATCCGTGTGTCGTAGAAGAATCAGGAATCCTGCCAATTAAAGACATTTCAGACTTATTATCTAAGACTGAAGTCTTTGAAAAGGAAGATGTTGTTGATGCTTCTGTTGTGGACAATAAACTCATCATGGAAAGAGAAATTCCTCATAGAGTTATCACATACGATCTTGGAGATGCAAAAAACATTCCAACATCATATAAAGGAAAAACAACCGTATTATTCAACAAGACCATACCAGCAGCAGAACTTACCCCCGAACAGCTTGCAGCGGGAGCAATCCCGGAATATAAGATTCCTTCAGTAGTAATAGTCAATCCGTCTGGCAAGACAAAAGCAATTGAATTCACTGCAGAAGCAATTCTTGATTCAAATCAGCTTAAAGGATTTGCATCAGCAGCAGAAAAGATCTCGCCGCTCAAGATACCAATACAAATCAAAGAAGGACACTTGAACAGCGCAATAAAAGGAACTGGCACAGATATGGCAGATGAAATCCGTGTTGATAAAGCAGAAGGTGAAGCACTTTCAAAATATGGAGTCCAGCTACTTGAACTATTCAAGGTTGGATTCGGAAACGCAACACTACGACTTGGAAATGAAACGTCGATCCATGTTCAATATCAACAGGATGAACAAAGATCAAATTATTTACTGGTTCCAAGCGGAAACACAGCACCACCAGCCCCGGCAACTCCAGCAGCAAAGGAAAAAGCAAAATAAGAGGAACATGAGTGAACAACTGAAACAGAAACTCCTGGAACAACCAGGAGTTATTCTAGCTCAAGAACTTGGGTTTATTGAAATGTCTCAGAAGCAAGCGGATGATAGAAGAGTATCTGAAGAAATAAAAACACTTGCAAGAAATGAAGCTGCAATGAATCTAAACTTCAAAAATGAAGGTCAGAGAAATGCTTCCGTAGAAACAGCACTTCGAGACAATGTGCTTTATCAGGAAATTCAGAAACGTGTTCCTGAACAGGACAAGCAAATTAGGATAGCTCAGGTTCAGTTGTCATATCAAAAAGACTTACTAAAATCATATCTTACTATTGCAGGAACGGAGTAAACTATGTCAGGCATATTTGACGAAGATATTGGAGATGGATTAATCATCCCCGAACGCCCTGACTTTTCTGATGATATCAGAAAGTTTGGAGCGCATACTGTATCAGAAAAAAGAGAAAATCTACACTGCTGGTTTTATCTTGACTTCTATGCTGATCCTAAAAGATTTGCAGAAATAACCAGTATGCTCAAATCACATATAAACGGAACGCATCAGATAGATTCAGAATTCTTCTATAACATGATTAAGGAAAGATTCAATAAAGAATAAAATGAATAGGAAACAAATAACAGAATTCTTCCTAGATCAAAGCTATGTGTTAGGAATGAATCCTTGGATATATAAAACACCAGAAGGATATTTCATAATACAAACATTACAACATGTAAAATCAGAATGGAAAGCAAGTGGAACAGAATATATTTTTGGAGAATAATATGAGATGCAGATATTCAGTATTGGTCAGTGGTATTGGAGAACCTTTTAACTTTTGCTTTCTAGCAACACTAACAGGAGTAAAACTGCCAGAATGCAACGGATTAAAAGACTGCTTCCAAAAGAGGACATAACACGGAATTTATAGATGATATTTCAGAAGCAAAGTGCAGAAAAATTGTTGAAGATATAAGAAACTGCTGCGAAGAAACAGAGATCAAAAATATAGCTTCAATACTTTTAATACAATTTAGACAGAATGAAATCGATCCAATAACTGAAGAATATAAGCAAAAACTAATAGATGAATTCCTTGCATCTCCAGTATGGTTATCTTCAATTTCTGCACTGCATAAACCATTCTGTTCAAATCAAAAAGTATTTCAGTTTGAAATAAAGCTTAATTGTTTGGAGAAATCTGATTAAAATGACAATAACACTTCGACCAAGATATATGTATAGAGATTCCTGTAAAGAATGTAAAGGACACAGATCAAACTGTGGTGGAAAGAATGTTTGCGCTCCAGTAAAAAAGAAGCTGCGATCATACAACGGAATAAGACTTACAGCAGACGGTTTTGACTGTGCTTTACCTGTCACGATAGACAGTCATAGTCAATGTTCATATGCTTGTATATACTGTTTCAGTCCTAATATCAGTGGACATAGAGAAGGTGAAGACCTTCTTACAGGACAAACATCACTTAACGATATCGAAAACATGTTCTCTGGAAAAGGTAAAAACATGGAAAATCTGTTCACAGCACTGAAGTTTAAAAACAGAATGAATGGTTATCCTTGTCCGGTGCAACTTGGAGGACTTACAGATCCACTTGATAACATCGAAAGAAATCAGGGATGGTTCTTAGAGTTTGTTCGTCTTGCTCAAAAATACAAGCAACCAGTCCGTATAAGCACAAAAGGAAATATGTTTCTAGAACAAGAATACTTGGATGCTGTAGCAAAGACGCCAGAGCTATTCTGGGTAAACTTTTCAATTATTAGTCCAGATGATAAACTGATGAAACTTGTTGATATCGGGGCACCACCACCTTCAGAAAGAATTCAGTGTATGAAAAACTTAACTGATATCAAAGTTAAAACCGGACTTCGCTTCAGACCGATTATTCCTGGAATCAGCGATGCTACAAAAGATTATCCAAAAGCATTCTCGGACTTAATAAATATGGCTGCTGATGCTGGTGCAAGAAACATTTCATACGAAGTTGTATTTCTTCCACTACTTGATCCTAAAGCAGTTCCAAAATGGGAAGCAATAGAAAAATTAACAGGAATTCCGTATTGGGAGATATATCGAAAGTTTGGAAAGAAGCTACCATGTAATAGAGCATCATATATCTGGACAGAACAGATAATGTTCGCTATACATAGAGCAGCAAAGAAAAGAGAAATGTTCGTTGGTATTAGTGATCCTTTATGGAAGCAACTAAATGATGGTGGATGCTGCTGTGGAATTCCTCCAACAGATCCAGTATTCGGAAACTGGCAAAGAGAAAGCGCAACAAATCAGTTGATTGAAGCACGAGATACAGGAAAGCTTCTAACATCAAAAGACGTAATTCCAGCATGGGCATTAATGACAAAAGCAGATCAAATGTATCGACCACCGATAGGTCCCGCTGGTGCTACATTCCGTCAATACTTTATGTGGGGAGATAAAATGCAGGAACAGTGGAATGATTTAACCTGTGAAAGAGGTCCCTTACAATACTTCCAGGGTGCGCTTAGACCAGTTGAACGTAAAGAAGACGGAGAAGTTGTTTTCAAGTATGTTGGTCTTGAACGTAGAAATCCAAAAGAAACATCATACTGGAATATTAAGGAAGATGAAGATGAAAAGTGAAACAAAAGTCTATATATATTTTTTATGTGCAGCACTTACATTCTATATAGGTATCGCACTTGCAATAGATAATCATAATATTATTTCAATTTCAATTATTGCTATTGCAACAGTATCAATTTCATCGTTTTTACTGTGGAGAATCACAAAGATTAAATTTGATATTAAGAAGAGAAAAACATGAATCCAAAATTCAAGGGATGGGATACAAAAAGAAATAAAATGTATTCAGCATCGGAACTAGGTATTGACGAACTAACTATTAATCCAGATGGTCGAGGATTTGTAAATGTAAGCAGCACGGATCAAAAACTAAGTCAATACATGCAGCATATAATTCCTCTTCAGTTTACTGGACTGAAAGACAAAAACAACACAGAAATATATAAAGGAGATGTATTACAATCAAACGACATGAGTATTCATGTTGTGGAATATAACATATGCAGATGGTCAGCACGTTTAATAAGAAGAAGAATGGAAAGGTGGCCTGCTCAATTCCTAGACTGTGATTATATGGGATGGATAGTAATCGGAAACATATATGAAAATCCAGAATTAATCAAAGGTGTTTGAATATGGAAAGCATGTTTGATGAACCACTATATGAACAAGAATGTAAATGGGCACTTATTGAAGCTCCAATACCAAACGCACCTGAAGGAAAATATATCTCTCAGATACCAAGCCCAAACAATCTTCTTACAGTATCAAGCGCATTGAAAGCAAGTGGACATACAGATATAAAATTATATCAGTTCTTACAAGAAAGACATCCAAGAATAGTCGTTGCAGAGAACATCGTTTACAATCTAGGTGAAGCTACATGCATGGATTATCTCTACAACTATGCTCTAGAATATCTTGAATTACTAAGAAGAACAAATCCACATTCAAAAATATACTTAACTGGATATCATGCATGGTTGCACCTTGAAAACTTCAACGACTTCATAGTAACTTCACCACAGTCTTTTGAAAATGATATTGTTGGAACTGTATCAACAACAGAATGGCATAATGACTGGTCAGTAAACGACTGGGAATTTATGAAATCCAAAGTGAGTTCAACAAGCAGTGGAATTAGATGCACTTTTAGATCAACAAGAAGATGTCCGCATCACTGCAGAATGTGTCCAGTAAATACCGTATATGGTCACACCAATATTCGATATTCTACCGAATGGGTCATGGAAGAAATAAAAACACTATACAACAAATACAATATCCGTGAAATAGGATTTCTTGATGATAACCTGTTCTATAATCGTGTTTGGGGAAAAGAACTTCTCAACAAAATAATAGCAGCAAACTTAAAAGGTCTTAAATTTACATTTGAAGAAGGACTGGATGTTCCAACAGCACTTGATGAAGAACTAATAATACTTCTAAAGAGAGCGCATTTTCATCATATAAAACTTGGTGTTGAGGCACTTGATTCAAAAACACTTGACTTTATACAAAAGCCTTATAGAGATCCAGAAGATGCTATCAAAGCGATAAAACTGCTTCAAAAACATGAACTTAATCCAACCTGCTTTATCTGTATTGGATTCCCAACAAACACTGAAGAAAGCATTCAGCATGATATTGATATACTTGTAAATTTAAAAGTGAAACTAAGAGTTCAAATTTTATGGGCATATCCCGGTATTGATTTTGCAGGAAAATCTCTATCACATGAAAAACTAAAACACTTCCAAAAAGAAGCAATGGATAGAACTGGAAGTAGTTCGTGGAGCCACAAACATGATAAGTCTATTTGATGAACCGTTATCTGAAGATGAACCTTGTAGAATATATGGTAACAAAATCATTTTCACAAAAACTTTTTCAGAACAATCAGAAACAGAAAAAGAAGTTTCGTTACAGTATATTCTAGACAATGTCTTCGCAGGAGACTTCTGGTATGATTATATCAACGAAGAATTTTCACACGAAGTCAGAAAACTAGATATGTTCAAACCAAAAGAAATTCTTCATGGAACAACAATAAGCAGAAATAATCTTTGTTCACCTGTTGCAAGTAGTTTTCATCCACACATCTTGGAAATCAATAATGGAAAGTATAATTCTCCAAATGAAACTTTAGAAGATACAGTTCATCTTAAAAAATGTATTTCAAATTATCTTAAAATTACTTCTGGGTCAATAAATTGTTCCGATGCTATACATATATTGAGAACAGCTCGGAAAACGCAAATGGTGAGTAATTTCCGACCTACTGTTGCAAAGCTAATATACGAAACGTATGGTAACAATGGCTCAGTTCTAGATCCTTGTATGGGTTATGGAGGAAGATTGCTAGGAGCATGGTGTAGTAATATCAGCAGCTACACAGGAATAGATCCATGCACAAAAACTTTTGACGGAAATATAAAACTTCAAAACCGTTTGATAGAACTTACTTCTTACAAAGGAAGTATCACAGAAATTATACCCAGACCAACAATAATACTACACAAACTTCCATTCGAAGACTTTACCACTAACGAAAAGTTTGACCTTGTATTTACATCTCCACCATACTTCAACACAGAGAAATATTCTAATGAAGATACGCAGTCATGGAAAAGATATCCAACATATTACGTCTGGGTGGATAAATTCCTTGAAATTCTTATCCACAACGCACATACATTTCTAAAACCGGGCGGAGTCTTTGCAATAAATATGAAAGATGATCCACTTGCAAAATACAACATCTGGCGAGATGTAATCCGTCTAAGTAAGAAGTATTTCGGAGAACCCGAAACAATATTGTATATGGAAATGCCAGCCCTACCACTGATTAAAAAGAACTGCGCCAACAGCATAAAAGGTGAACCGATAGGAATATTCAGGAAGAAATTATGAAGTATCTTAGAAGAAATATTCTGGACATTGAAGTCAAAGTTGATAAAGAATTTCCTCACCCAGAACAAGCAAGATATCCATTCAGTGCAATCACAATATGGGATTCTTTCACAAATCATTACTATTCTCTTGTTGTTCGTGATTCACCTCTACCACTTCAGAAAGTTGTAATGAGTCCAGAATGGGATGTCTATTATTGTAACAACGAAGTGATTCTTGCAACAAATTTCGTCAAGCTCACTCAAATGCTTAATCCAGATACGTGGGAAGGATTTTTTAGCAAAACATTTGACTTTCCATATATTTGTAATCGCTTGCGAAACATTGAAATTGATCCAAATCTATTATCACCAGGAGGACATTTCACTTGTAAAAACAGACCAAGTTCTTCTGGACTCCATTTGCTTGACATAGTTGAAGCTGACAAAAAGTTCAAACAGCGTTCAAGTTATTCCTTAAAATTAATAGCAGAAGAAGAAGATCTTCCAGTCAAGAAGCTAGAATTTGATATAGTTGGAAACAACTACACCCCCGAACAGCTTGCAGCATATAATAAAATAGATGTTGAAGTTCCTCTCGCTCTTGATAATAAAATGCAGCACATAAAACGATATGTTAATCGCTGGCAACTTGCAGGACTTGAAAGCATAGACAAAGCAATGTCAAATTCAATTATTGTTGATACTGTAATGCTTCGAGAAGCTAAAAAAGCAGGAATACTTCTTCCGTCAAAACCAGACAAAACAGAACAAGCGCAAACAGAATCAGAAGCTGAAGACATAACTGGTGGAATGGTGTTTGAACCAATTATTGGGATTCACGATTGGGTAGCGGATGATGATCAGTCTAGATTTTATCCAAACTTAATATTCTTACTACGAATGTCTCCTGAAAATATTTCATCAGAAGGAACTCTAATTTCAGCAAATGGCACACGATTTATAGATAATACAGAAGCATTCTTACCACGTATAATTAGACATTTCTTTAAAGAACGAGATAGAATTCAAGCAGAAAAAGCACTGCTTACACCCGACAATCCGTATTATTGGAAGCTGCACGAAGAAGATGAGAATGCAAAATTCCTTCTTAATAGTGTTGCAGGAGTCTTTGGACAACCATCTTTCCGTCTATACGAACCACGTATTATAGACAGCATAACAACATCTGGTCAATACTTAATGATAACAGGAAAAGCATATCTTGAATCACTAGGTGTTCAGGTTGTTTATGGAGATACAGATGCGCTTCATAGAAAATTGATGGGAGTAACAAATATTGAAGAAGCAATAAAGCAAGGTAAAGAAATAAACGCAAAGCTTAATGAAAAGCTTCCAATATGGGCACAAGAAAAGTTTAATGTAAAAGATGCTTCCTCTATCAAAATCGTTTTTGAGAAAGTATTTAGACGCATCATGTATATCCCCAACGAAAAAGGAAAGCCTGTTAAAAAGCGATATGCAGCACGTCTAGTCTACGAAAAAGGAAAGATAACAGATCAGATTTATATTCGTGGGTTTGAAACAAGACGTTCTGATGCATCCATAATATCAAAAGACTTGCAGAACAATATCTTCAAGAAAATTCTATACGCAGAAGATGTTGAAGAAGTAAATAAAGAAATAATCACATACATTAGAGACTTAATTGCACAATTTCCAGATAGATCTTTATCAGAAATTGCAATCCCGTGCGGATTCTCAAAGGATCTTTCAGCATACGGTGGACTCAATAAAAATGGTGGAAAGAAAGGATTAGATCCAGAAGTTCGTGGAGCCATCTATAGCAACACGCATCTTTTCACAAATTTTGGATCAAACACAAAAGCAAAAATGCTATATATCAATAAAATAGAAGGAATAAATTCCATAGGAGAACCTTTACCACATACTGAAGTTATCGTTTTTGAAGATGAAGCAAAGCTACCAAAAGTTGAAGTAAACTACGAAAAGATGATAGATGCAACAGTAAGAAAGAAAATCGAAAGAATTCTCTCTGTTGCAGGAATAGACTGGAACCAAATAGTAGGTGAAGAACAATCAATGTTCAATTTCTAACTATGACAAAAATCTACATGGATAGATTTGGTTCAATGAGACAAAAAACAGAGCATCACGAAAAAGTGCTGCTTAAAGATGGACTTCATTTTGTACGTCAATGGATAAACTGTCCTCATAATCGAAAAGGAATATGCAAGTGTATAATTTTAGAAGATTCTATCCATGTTATATACTGTTTCTGTGGATGATACAATCGTGATACAATATGATACATAAAGTAAACGGAATACTAGAAATAAATCATGTTTGTCGTGGATACTGTAAGCTTCCTTATCCTAATCATACAGAAGGATGTCCAAACTTCAATAAAAATATAGAATGTCCTCCAAAATCATCCGTGGTGGAAGATGTTTTTGATTTAAATCGCGAACTGTTCTTTGTTGTTGAAGAATTCAATTTGAAAGAACATATTACACATATGAAGTTTAATCATCCACCGTGGACAGAATTACAGCTTAGAAATCTTTTATACTGGCAAGGCGGTGTCCGAAAAAGACTTAAAGAAAAAGTAGAACAGTTTATGCAGCACGATATGATTTATACGCTGCTGCCAGAGTCTATGGGTGTAATGGTAATTAACACAGCACTTAAACTCAGAATACCAATTGAAAGAAATCCAAAAGAAAAAGTGTTTAAAATCGCTCTTGTTGGATATCCAAAAATAGAGCAGCGTAATGAGGAATCAATGTTTGAATTTTAAGGAGAAAAGATATGAGTAATTTAGTAAACTATAAAAAAGAATTTGATGTATTCAAAGAAGAACAGTGGAATAAAATTCTATCAGTTCAGCATAAGAATTATTCTCCAGATTATGCATTTACAAAAGGTCATTTTATAGAAGAAATTCTTGAATGCTTTCAAATAAAAGGAACTGCTGAAGGAGAAACAGTAAAAAATATTCTTATGTCTAAAGAAATAGATGATACTGAACTTGTAGATACTGCAAATATGTCTTTCGCAGTAAAGATATTTAGACCAAAATAAAATGATTCAAACCATGACAATATTTATAGACTATCTATTAACATATCTGCTTATAGGATATGCTCTTTCCATAACAGTATGCTATAAACAGATAATTGAATCTATCAAAATATGTTGGTTTAATATTTTTTCTGAAATATTTGCTGTTTCAGTATTATCTTTTATATATCCACTTGCTATCGTTTCATACTTGTATTTCATAATAAGATATCCAAATAAGTCTTAAACAAAAGCAGTATTTAAATAAACATAAAACATAAAGCTAAAAGAGGACATAATGCTAGTTGATAAATATGCATCACAAACACTAAATGATATCAAGCTGGACGATAAAGCTATAGATACTATTATTGCTTGGATCAATAGCTGGAATCGTGGATTACCTTCACAGGAAAAACCAGCTCTTCTTTTAACAGGATTCCCAGGAACAGGAAAGACAACTGCTGCTCGCTGCATATGTAATGATGCTGAATGGCTTCTTCTAGAACTCAATGCTTCCGATTCACGAAGAAAAGAAGATTTATCTAAATTTACTCCTGAAAGATCGCTTATGGGAAACATTACTTGCATACTATTTGATGAAGCAGATTCTTTTGGGGATAAAAAAGAAGATAAAGAAAAAAATGAAAGTAGTGAAATCAAAGAAAAAAGCGAAAGGAACAAAGATAAAACAGGAATTCCTTATGTTGTAGCAATGATAAGAGAAAGGAGATTTCCAATAATACTTACTGCAAACAACGCTTTTAAAGTACCAAAAGAAATTAAAGCACTGTGTGAATCATTGCAGATCTATCGTCCTTCTGTAAATGCATTAAAAGCTTATCTATATGATATTTGTAAGAAGGAAGGACTCAACCCGACAAACGATATTCTTAATGCAGCAGCGCAATGCCAAGACTATAGAATGGGTCTAAGCATGATAGAGAACAATATAATTCTATCTAAAAATATCATAAAAACTGGAATTGAGGAAACTGTTAGAAATCTATTGCTGAATAATGAAGCAAATATAGAAAACCCAAAAAAGATTCTATACAATCTAGATGCAAACATTTCAAGATTATACAGTCCATTAGAACTATATGAAACATATAATATTCTTTCTCGTGTTGATATTCTTAGAAGACGTGGTCAAACAAAACACGCTATAACATTATTGAAAACTATTCCAAAAACAACACTTGAAGAATTTGAATTGATTCCCCCAATTTATATTGAAAGAAAGAAAGCTGTGATCAAAAATGATAACTTGTGAAAACTGCTTAAATGTTGAAGGATGTGCTGGCAACGATTCAGGAATATTTCCTTGTCCAGATTTTGAACGTATGTATCATGTATTAAATGAAACAACAGGAAAATTTATAAGAGATTCATATTCATCTCCTGTTGAAGCATGGAGAAATTATATGTATGTTAGTAAAGGAATATTTGACTGGATAGCGTGAAAATATGCAGATTGAAATTCAGTATCATGGATTCCGAGCAACACATGATAATATAGTTGTTGATATTAAACAAGAAAAAGATATCTGGAAGTACGATTTTAGTGCTGTGCATGACGAAAATGGAAAACCAACCGCAAGACCTATTTGCGCTCCATTTACAACAAGAACACTTCCTTGGATACAGCAAAGATATAAAGATACACTTATAATTAGATCACTACAAAGTGAAATGGATCAAACAGACGCAGAAATATTCGCAACACATCTCACGTTTGAACTTTACAAAGTTTCTGATGCATATCTTGAACTGCAAGCAACACGATCTGGTTACAGCTATGCAACAAACATTCAAGGAATACCAACATGCAACATAAAGGGAAAACTTCATCCAGCAATGGATATTTATAATGGAGTATTCTATCTTGGATATCGTTTCGTAGACGAACTTGGAAATAAAAAAGAATGGATGATAGATAATGAAAGACATGTTCATACTCCAGAAGGATTACTGCAAGACGGACTTATTCTTAAGGATAAAGCAATAGTAGGCGAACAGAGATGGATAAATCTAACATACTTAGAACAGAAGCCTATAAATGCACTGAATTTATATAAAACAATCAAGCATAAAGCAGTTAATCATATCTGGTTTTCAAATCCGCTTGCATATGATATTCTTACATTGTGGATAATGGGAACATATCTTTATTGGGGATTTTCATCTTATCCATACTTTCATTTAAGTGGAACACCCGATAGCGGAAAATCAACAGTTCAAAGACTTACTTCGTGTATTGCATTCAACGGATACTTTACAGAATCAATAACAGGTTCTTCAATATTTAGATATGTTGAAGAAATGCGTTCTACAATGTGTATAGATGAACAAGAATTTCTTGCTAATGAAAACAACTTAGAAGCAATATCAATCCTTAACAGTGGATATCATAGAGCAGGAAACGCAACAAGACAAGAGCAACAAACAAACAGTAACGGTGATAAGAAATTTGTTACCATGTCGTTTTCTACGTTCTCTCCAAAGATGCTTTCTGGTATAAGAGGACTAGATAGGACACTTAAAACAAGAAGTATAAGTGTTCCAATGAAACCATCTTCTGATCCAAAATATAGTAGGAGACCTATTGATGATACAGACCCATCATGGCAAGCTATGCGAGATGAACTTTATATCTGGGCAATAGATTCTTTTGAAAAGATTCAGGAATGCTATTCTGATGCAAGGGGTCAGAAAAGTGTTGATATTAAAAACAGAATGTGGCAGAAATATCATGCACTTTTATCACTAGCAATATACTTTAAAGAAATAAATCCCCAGTCTGATATTTATGATAATGTAATAAAGTTCATCCAGGAAGATCAAGAACCAACACTTGAATATGATGATTATTTAATAGATTTATGTTACAAAGTTCTTTGGTTCTGTCTAAATAAGTTTCCAAATCCATCTGATCATTATTCTTTCGAATTAATTAGAACCGAAGCTGCTACAATGCTAGGAGCGCATCCTCCTTATGATTTTAAGTCAGAAGATTCTCCACTACACTTCCTTAAAGATATTAATAAAATGTATAATACTTTAGGATATAAATCTATAAAACTTGGTGGAAACTATCGTGGAATAAAAGCAACAAAATCACTTATAGAAGAAGAAGCTAAGTCTAGAGGAATAGCACTGAATACACCGTTAATCAGATTATAAAATATGAGCAAATACGGAAAACTTATTAGAGTTCAATCTTGTAGCGAATGTCCAAAACTTATGATTAAGTGGAATGATATAAGTAAAGGATATACTGATTATTGCTGCAGATTACAGCATAAAAAAGAAGAATCAGAACAAGATAAAATCATAAAGAACATAAAGAAAATTCCAAGATGGTGTCCATTGGAGGATTATCCATGATAAAGAATCGTGTCCAAATATTAAATCCAAGAACAAATCGCTGGACTAAAATAGACACAAAAACTGGATTTATTATTAGTCACAAAAAAGATAAGTTGAAATACAAAGGAATTCAAATACTATGAATCTAACACAAAAAGATATTGAAAAAGGAAAGCGCATACTTAAATTTGAAAAACTTTCAGAAGTAACTTCAGATTCTGTCTTTGCTGCTGGAATATACTGCATATTATCATCACGAGAATTCTTCAAAAAGCAAGTTCAAGTCTATCATAATTTAGAAATAAATGAAATGATAACACCAAAATCGATACTTGCCGATACGAAAAAACTGCGTGAATGTGTTGCTCATATTCGTGCTCCAAATCAAACACACGATAGACTTATTGGATATGCATACTGGTGGTCTCATTCTGATATTCCAAAGCGTCTTATAAAAGACGCAAATAATGGACACGATAATGGAATGTTCCTTAGGAATAAACTAGCAGTAGAAGTTCCCGGGGTTGGTCTTAAAATTGCATCATTGATCCTAATCAAAGCAGGATACGAAAACGTTTCTGCGCTTGATGTCTGGCTTCTACGTTGGCTCAAGGATAAGTTTGGATTTATTCCTAGTGGAGGAAAAGAAAACATTACGAATCATAAAGAGTATATTAAAGCGGAAAAGCTACTCGAACCCATAGCAGAAGAATTCAATGCAACTCAAGCACTAACCCAATGCTCAATATGGGGCAAGTCTGCAAATTGGATGAGTCATTATCAAAAACAGCCTGAAGAATTTCGAGTTGATTAATAATGTGTGAATATAGAGATAGATGTGAATTATATAAATATGATTCAAAAACGTGTGATAAAAATCCTATGAATTATTGCACGCAGTATAAAAAATTTAAGAATATTCCAAAAAGTTAATCACTAGTTAATCACTTGTTAAGACAAAATCGTTGTCTTAACTATATTAAAATCACGCAGCTAATAACAGAAGATTCAGTAAAAAGTTAATCAGTTAATCAAAAACATACATCAGCTATAGTATATACATAATATAATGATTTAATAGAGATACAAAATGGTAAAAAATAACGATCCGTTAAAACTATGCAGCGTTTGTTCTATAGACAATGGTAGAGAATGCGGTTACCATGGAAGTCTCCGTTGCAACTATAAAGAAAAGATAAAACACAAACAGACTTCTTTGAGTTAAGATATGAAAAACACCTGTAAGTATAAAGAAAGATGTGAAAAAGAACTTAAAATAAATTGTAATGAAACAGAAGATAATATAAAATGTTATAATTATCTTGGATTCGAATATGTGTGGTTAGAATTATGACTGATAAATATTACTGCAAACTATGCGCTCACAAACTTCTAGAAATCTGCAAGTTGTGTAGAAATAGAATAGGAAAAGTGCCAAGCATGTTCAAACCGTTTGAAGCTCCAAAGTCTTAAACAAAAACAATTATTATATATCATGCTGCTAATATTGTTTAAAGAGGACATATTATGACATCATCACAAGAATATATAATATCAAATCCTAGTATCTGGGATTTAAAATATGAAATTACATTAATGATTTTGCTTGTAGCTGCATTGATATTTATTATATGGCATTTTGCATACAAAGAAGGACAGGAATCAATGAGATTTAATCCGCCGGTGTAACATGGAAACTGATTTCACAAAATTAAAAGAACTAAAATACTGCATACGCACGAAGCATTCAAAAGATATGCCTTTGAAGCAACCAAGAATGAATTGTGCATTCTTAGAAGGAAAAAAATGTTCTTTTCATCCAGCACACATTGATTATTTGGAAGCAAATAATATGATGAATAGTCGCAGTTTTCTAAAATTTAGATGTGTCTTATTCAACAGTGATGGATTAACTGCTTCTGAGCAAAAGGATTATGATAGAGCTTTCATAGCAGTCCAGAAAGAAGAACTTAGACAATGTAAAAAGGATTATGATATTCTAGAAAAAGTTAAAAAGCTTGTTTCAAAAGAAGCGTTTGAAGACATAGAAAACGAGCTTGAAGAATCTGAACACTGGATAAATCTCCGTATAGTAGATGAACCTGAAGGAGACTTGCAAAAGTCAGAAAGCTGCTTCAAAGTATTTATAGATCAAAATTCTGGAGGCGTCTCCGGTGATTCTTATGCAGGGACGGTATGTATAGAACTGCCAAATGGAAAATATCTAATCTGGGACTATTGGATGTGATTATCAGAGATTTCATATACTATTATCTACAATATGAAAGAGCAGCTTTCTAAACGCTGCATGAGGACATATATGTTGGAACAACTATCAAAAACAACAGGAAAATCAAGGAACTTGCTGCTGTTTGAGTTCCAAAAAGATAAGCATCCGATAACTTTTAAGAGATGGCTCAAAGAAGAACAGCTCCGTAAGACTGGAAAACTTACTTCTTTTGTGAATGGAAAAGTAGATAAATCTCCTATTATAGAGCTGATAAATAATCAGCTAGTAGAAGTTCCTTTTCCAGAAGGAATTCGTAACATGTGGGGGGTGATTTAATATGATAAAGAAGCCCATGCTTGCAGCAACGCTCGAACCAGAAGATCTTAGAACTGTCATATATCCTGTTTTCTGCACCCCAAAACTTGATGGGATACGCTGCTTAAAAAACGAAGGAAGAGCAGTAACACGCAAGTTTAAACCCGTTCCAAATACATTTATAAGAACAACTATAGAAAAGTTTGCACTTGAAGGAATGGATGGAGAAATCATAATTGAAGGAATGAACTGGAATGAACGTTCTTCAGCTATTATGTCAGAAGACGGTGAACCAAATTTCACATACATGGTCTTTGATTACTGTCAGGATCCCTCTGAAGGATATAACAATCGTATGAGAAATCTATTTGGCTGCATACATGAATTCAAGTTTCCTCATATAAACTGTCTTTTCCCTGTTCAAATAAATAATGAAGCTGAACTGCTTGTATTTGAAACACAGTGTTTATCAGAAGGACATGAAGGAGTCATGCTGCGTTCTCCAAGCGGTCCCTATAAGTTTGGGAGATCTACGCTTAAAGAAAGATATCTAATGAAGTTCAAGCGTTTCACTGATGGAGAAGCAGTTATTCTCAGTTTATATGAGAAGATGCACAACACCAACAAAGCTACAATAGACGCACTTGGTCACAGCAAGCGTTCCTCTCATCTTGCAGGACAAGTCCCCGCTGGGACCCTTGGTGGATTCTGGGTTCGTGATTTAAAGTCTGGACAAGAATTTGGGGTTGGAACTGGAGAAGGACTTAACGATGAACTTCGTGCTACAGTATGGAACAACCAAACACAATATATCGGAAAGATTCTGAAGTTCAAATCACAGGAAAGTGGGGCAAAAGATAAACCACGATTTGGAACATTTATTGGATTCCGTGATGAGCGTGATATGTAATGGAACCACAGTGTCTTGGCATAGGATGTAATTACGATTGTGGTAACTGTGTAAACATAACAAACAGAACGCATCCAGAACCATTTATACCGGAGGAAGAAGATGAATAAATTCAGCAAAGTTGAACCAAAGCATGTAATATTCGTCATAGCACTACTTCTTATTTTAAACAGCTTTGACGCTATATTCACTCTATATGTAATGGATAAATATGCAGTTCCAGAATTAAGTGGACTTGTTGCAGCAACCATGAAACAAGGAACATTTCTTCTTATAAAAATTGGAATACCATTACTTATAGGACTGTTTCTGTTAAAAGATGTAAAGAAGTTCACAATAGATCAACGCTTGCAGATGTTCGCAATAGGAAAACTTGGAATACTATTCTATACAGAAATCAACTTCTTCAATATCTGGTATATATTTCATCGTTTTGGAGGATTATGAAATCAATAATTGAAGACACAAAAAGAATAATAAAAGGATACAGACCAAAGAATAGAAGTCTGCAACCAATATATGAAGTTTCTAAAGATATATATACGTTTATGAAAGAGCAGCAATGGACAATTATATTATCTGTTGCTCTCTTCTTAGTAGGAACAGCAAGAGCGAAATATTCAAATTCTATAGAAATGTTTGGAGGACTTATTGGAATATTCTTAATACTTTTCATAACAAAGAGAATAATTATATTCTTAATCAGCACAATAATTAAAGCAGTAAAATTCGCTTACAGAACAGATAGAAAGATATAATGAGGACAGCAAAATGAAAAATAAAAGTAAGATTATAGAAGATAAAGATCCAGACTGGATGTATAAATCAATTCTAAATGGAGCGTTCAGTGGAAGATCAAAAACAGACAAAGATGTAATAGGAAATAATGATGGATCAGAATATCCTCAATAAAGGAAAGACAATGAAAATCAATGTAGGAAACCTAACATATTATATCGGGTGGTTCTTACTTCCAGCGTGTCTTATTCTATGTTTACTAGAATTTATCTATCATTTAGATGAAAACAGAGAAAAGTTCTATTATCTAGATTCGCTAAAATGGTTCATACATTTAGAAACATCACAAAAAGTTGTTAGAATAATATTTATTCTATTAATTACTGTTGTTTGCACTATTGCAGCAATCTTAATATTTACAGCGCCAGTTCAGTTTATTGAACCAAGACGAATATAATTTGAAGTGATAAAATGGAAACAAAATATAAATTAATGGTATTAACAGTATTTCTTCTAGGAATACTTGTTGGAATAGGAATTTCATTTGTAGCAATCATAATCGGAATAAACAGTCTAGGACACACTATTTCTTCTGTCAATGTTACACTTGCAATAAATGAATCAAAAATTATTGATTTTATGAATGAATCTATTATTCAAGGTAACATACCTAAATCTATGTCATATGATGGCATATCTCAAGACAAACTAAATTCTTACTGCAAGTATAAAGGATATGATAGAGGAGATCTTGAAAGCAAATGGGAAGCAAATAGCACAGATATCGTATGTTCTAACAATAAAGGCATGGCAAATTATCACTACACAAAATCAGACTATAACGAATGGATAAGTTTTGGAATAGGATAATTATGTGTGATGAATTTATAGATATTCCAGAAAAATTAATTCCTTTTTATATTGAGATCCAAAAACTTTTTGAAGAGGAACAATGCAAGAAAGAGTTTTGGACAAAAACGATTTAAACGATACTTGCCCATTTAAAACTCGAAAACATAGTTCGCACTGTCTTGTTGGCGATTGTTATTTTTATGATGAAATCTGTCCGATATACGCACGATTTTTAAGAATAGTCTGTAAGAATAGCGTAATACCAAAAACAATTTATAATCCAGTAACCGAAACTTATTATGAAATAAAACATGTTTCTACAAAACACGGTAGAAAAGGAAAGATTGTTGGAATGTGGAAAAAATAATAAAAGGAGAATATTATGCCTAGAGATGAAGTAATCAACAGCGCAATAAAAAATTATAGAAAGAAAGCAAAGATGATTGAAGACTTACGAATACAAGAAATGGAAAAGCTTGCATACGATTTTAGACACAATGCATGATAGACGATATACTGCAAAATCTAATTTATCAACGCAGCGATCATTTTCTATGCAATAACTGTGAACTTTCATACTGCATGGATTATACCGAAGGAACTAAAATTTGTTCTGGAACTGTCAAGCAAGTTAATCCAGAAGTTCCTTATGATGTGATAAGACTTTGTATAAACACTTCTTTAGAAGGAACTCAGGTTTATGATTATACTCCAGATGAAGCGCACTCTATAATATCAGTTCTATCTCATTCCGTTGGAAACTGGTTAAATACAACAAAAGCGTATCAAAAATTTAGATCAAGCAAAAAGCAGCATACATAAATCACTAAATGTAAATGGAGTATCGCTATAAATTAAAATAAAGACAGCATATAAAAATATGCTGCGAACGATTTATAATAAAACTATTTTTCCTTTATTTAACACGCTTTCAAAGTGTGGAACAAATTTTTTATATTCTTCCTTCAGTTTTTCTGGAGTTGCTTTAAAATACGCTGCTCTTGTCGCAGGAATCTTATGTCCCATAAAATATTCTGCAAGTTCACCCATTCCCCATCCTCCAATATTTAGGATTGTGTTGAAAAACATTTTTCTTAAATTATGTGAATGAAACTTATTGTACTCTCTAAAACCGGGTTCTCTCATACCAAGATTCATAGCAGTTACACGATACATTTCTAGAAACACATTTTCATTTATTTGTTCACCTTTTTCCAAGCATATCAAATAATCACTGTCTTCTAAGTTCATCCTAGTTATCTGATTTATAGATAATTCTGTTGCTGTGGGTGAAAAAAAAGTATGGAACTTTACATTAGTCTTCTGACGTTGCATGTTTAAGCATGTTATATGATCTTCAGTAAGATTTTCTATAATCATACCCGCTTTAAGTTCACGAGCATCAGACATAGAAATACCAGATGTATATTGTATCGCAACGATCATTTGCATCAGTGGATCTGATATACGCATAGCATTTGATATATGTTCATCAGTAAGACTGAAATCATTTTCGATGCTTATTGTTGGAGCAGCTTCTCTCTTCAAAAGCTTCTTGGAAAGTGTTATATCATTTGATGCATAGAACGAACTTACTGCGGCGAGGTATGTTACTCTCGATGTTCGAGACATATTCTCTCTTAAGTAATTCTTAAAGGTACCTATGTGGATAGGAAGAGATTGCTTGCTGTAAACAAGTCCGGATTCTTTTTCACACTGCTCAATCAAGTTTGAAGGAGTAAGACCTATAATACTGCAATACTTCCGCATGACAGTTGTATAGAGTTCTCTTGTATTATTTGTCTTAGACAAACACACTTGATTAAGCCAGTTAATCAACTTAGGATCATTATCTATTTGCATTAGTCTTCACCTTCTTTGGGCAAGCTTCATAAACACAGTCATCTGTCAAATGTTCACACGTTCTGCATTCATCTGGAATATTAACAACAAGAGTTCCTGGAGATAGATGCTGCATATTAAATCACCTTTAAATGATCATAACAATCTTTACAGATAGTGTGTTCACTAAATTCTGGTTTGAATACAGCAACACGGGTATCACGAACACGAACAGTTCTAAATTCATACCCAATAGGATGTCCTTCTTTATTCGGGTCTTCTGGGTACGACATTCCGCACCATTCACAATCTATTGTCTTATCTTTACTCATAGGGTTGGATCACCGTGTGCTACAATGCAGTTCACACTCATAAATTTAATTACTTATTTTTATTAGTAATTTTGAAACAGCGCACTTCCTTTTCACTCCCCTTATAATTACTTAACAAATTAAATAATCTTTTGGACTGAACAACACGATTATCATATCATTCACTCACTGCATACTGATATCTCGACACAGCACCATGAGAGAAGGAGATTCTTCTCGCATCAGACCTTAACATGTTGATATAAAATAGATGAACATCGATTCCGAACGAACGTTTATATCATCTATCAAACATAATAGTATCTTATGGCTGAAAGTAAGGATAACATAATAACTCAAACACTTGAAATGCCTAAGAAAGAAGGTAAGATGGGTATCTTTGACTCTTACTTACAACTCCGATTAACTATTGCTCAAGTGATGAAAGATTCTAACTACTCCCCAACAGACACTAGGATAAACGACATAGTCAATCTAATGATTTCTGGTATCCCTAATCTAAAAAAACAAGTAGCACTTAGAAAACATCGTGATGAACGCATCGAAAAAGAAACAAAAGATCTCACTACAAACGAAGAGAAAGGTAGGAAAACTCAGCAGATTCATATTGAACTAGCCGGAGAACTTGCTCCATATATGGACATGTACACTGGAGGAGAACGTTCAAATCGTATCTCATTTATCATCCCTATAAAAGAAATGCGTACCATTATGGAAGCAGCAAATCCAGAACATTTCAGAGAACATCTTGATCAAGAAATCCCTATTGACATGGATGAAGATTAAATGCCACATATTGATTTCTGTTTAGAGATTGCAGAAGCAATCACATCAAAACATAATCAGCACGCAACATTAATGATCTGGGCACCTACAGGAAAAGGAAAATCATGGGCAGGTGGATCTATAGGAGAACGTGTTGCTCAACTTGTAGCTGAAATTAAGGGTGGCGATCAAGAAGATTATTTCACACCAGAAAACATTGCAGTCATAACTCAAAATGAAGTTCTTCGTGTCATGTCCACAAGAATGGATAAGAAGTTTGTAATAATTGGATTCGACGATATAGGACTTGCATGGAACTCTCGTGACTTCATGTCTGAATTCAACAAGTGTATGAACGACATAGCGCAAACAATACGCACTCGCAATCTATTCGCATACTTCACACTTCCTGATCCAATGCTCATTGATAAAGTTCCTCGTGATCTAATCAAATACGTTATGAAGATTGAAAGTTCTAATTTTGACTTGGGATATGTAGTTGCAAAAATCCAAGAACCAATGAAGAAAGTTCAGTGGGGAAAAAAGATTTATCCATATTTGCTTGATGAAGATGGACAAAGAATTGTTCGTCATGTTATTTTCCGTCCTTCTCAAAAATGGGTGGAAAACTACGAACCTCGAAGACAAGAAATAGAACGTGTCAATACAAATGTTACAGTTGAAACAATGCAGCATATCGTAGACGATGAACAAACACCACAAGAACCACACGCTTCAAAACGTTCTGTCTTATCTAGAGCAGTAAAAATAGACTACAACAGCGGTGAAGGACTTTCAATGGATAAGCTTGCAGAAAAATATGGAGTAGCAAAATCCACTATACATCAAGCACTTCTATTCCAAGATCCAAAATCAGTTCCAAACACAACAGAACCAAAGAAGATATAAATCTTCTATTTCCTTTCTGCTATGATTACTTTCTAAACAATATCTTCTTATACTATTGCACTAATAATATTATTAATAATTACTGAAGTGATATTAATGAACAAAGGAAAAGTAAATCGGGGTAAAATAGAAAAGTCAAAATCAACAACTTTTCTTGATGTCCATAGTGGAAGAGTACATGTAACAACAGAACGAAATATGGAAGAAGAATTTGAGAAAGCAAGACAAATCTTTAAGAAGCACTATGGTTATTAAAAAGAAAATCACAACGTTTAATCTAGATGAAGCTCTAATAAAAGAGTTCGATAATTTTTGCGCTGCAGAAGACAAAAGCCGCTCAAAAGTAGTGAATCGAATTCTTACAAATTTTGTCCAAGCAAAGAGGAACGCAAAGAAAAGATAGGAAAGATAATATGCCAAAAAATAAAAAGAAACAGGGGGTAAGTCATAAAACAAATTCATTTATTGATGAATGGATTGAAGCGACTTATGGAAAAGAATACTTTGAAAAATCCAGTGGTGGAAGACACAGGCCGAGGTAAAACTATGGCAAAAGTAATAAACCGAAGAAGAAAAAACAACGTTGGATTACAGCTATTCGGCGATGAATATGAATTCTTAACACCTGGACAGAAAGCAGTTGTCAATAAGAATCTTAAATCAACTTCTCAGCAACTCGGATCTATAGAAAGTTCGATGTTTGAAAAAGAACAAGTCAAGAATCAGAAAATCTTGGATAGAGCAATGGGTACAAGGAGATAAAATATGCCAAGAAAACACTCTTTTAGAGTATATGAACCATCAGATTTTCCTGGTGGAATAGAACTTGGAACTTTTGACTTTGAACACACTGCAAGAGTATTCCAAGATGAATTTGAAAGGAAACACAGTTCTACTATGACTGGAAGAACAAGAATAATGAAAGTTAAAAGAACATAATCATGCCTTATAGTTCCAAAGCAAAATATATCCATGATAGACAGCAACCACCTTCCAGATTTGTGAAAGGAACCATCAGAACAATCCCTATATCACATGCTAGAACACCAACCGGGCGAGAATACGAAAGAAACTTTCCGAAAGGAACGAAAGCTATAGTCGGAAAAGTAAAGCATCCTAAAGAAGGTCAGCGCAAGAATCAAACTCAAAGCATATTAATACCAAAGAAAAGGAAGTGAAATAAAATGGCAAAAAAGAATAAAATATTTACATCGACAGATAGTATGGCAGCAGCGAAAGCAAAAGCAAAAAGCGCCGGATATGCAATAAAAGGAAGTAGCACTGTTGCATTTGGAAATTCTGCTGGATATGTTGTTTACGGACAACCAAGAAAAAGAAGATAATTATGTTTCCAGAAAGCAAAAACAAAAAGAGGTGAAGTAAAATGTCTAAATATACATTATATGTTTATCCATCAAAAAATGCAAAAACCTCAACTCAGATTATAAGAGATATAGAAAGTAAAAAAGAAGCAAATCGTTTAAAGAAACGATTTGGAAGTGTACCTACCGCACCTACTAGACACGCAAAAATAAGGAAGTGTTGATGAATAAAAGATCTGGAGTAAGACGCAGTAGAATCGAAAAATTAAATTCAACAACGTTTATAGACGTTCATAGTCGTAGAGTCTATGTAACTACAGAAAGGAAAGTGCTTACAGAACATCTTAAAATAATAAAAGATTATCTATAGGATAAATATGCCAAAATCAAATCTTGATAAAATCTTAGACGGTATAAAAAATAGAACTGCAGAAGACATAAAAAGAATAGAAAAAGCATCACATGAAAAGCAGGAATATTTAATGAAAAGCAGACCATTTCTACAATAGGACAAAACATGAATTCAAAAATAGTTCTTTTAATTCTTGCAGTAGTTGCAGCCATTTCATTAACATATCCAGTAGATGCTTTTGAAGAAACATTCCAGTGGTATCCGGATGGTGTTTTTACAAGTAATTGGGTTGGTGGTGGATCTATAATAGATGCTGGAACATACAATCGTCAGCATTCACAATCTGCTAGTATTGGTGGTGCGCCGTATTCTAGTTCTAATTATGTACAAAGTAAATACGTTTTTGATTCAAATTATATTGCTTTCAAAATGGTTACTTGTTCTGGCAGTGCATCGACAGGAAACGATGCTGCTTATGGACAGGTTATATTATATGATACCGATGGTGTTGCAATACTAACTTATACCATTTGCAGTCGCAGCACTGCAACAGCAAATTCAAATTTTGAATTTCTAAGAGATATTGGCACAAGTCAAGTCCAGCTAAAAATAAATAGTGTTTCTCAGGGAAACGTAGGCACTTCTTCAAAAAACATTGGTTATATAAAATTTTATACTTATGCTTATATGTACTGGGTAACTTCAAGTGCTTCTGTTACACTAACAGTAGATGATATTACCACAACAGGATATATCTCAGGAATAGGTGTAGAAACACCATATCATTCACAAAATGAACTGAATCTAAAACCAATGTCTTCTTCATTTTTAATGAAAACAATACCACAAGCAGATTTTGATAGTTCATATTTTGATATAATATGGCAAAAAGCAGCATCAAATGGAACACTTCAAACATTATATTCAACAAGAGTGAAAAATGTAAGTGAATCTGTATATTCTGGAGTCAAATATTTAAATAGATACAACAATTTAACTGCCAACGATACTAATTACGGATTATATTTTGAACGATTAACAAAAAATGATGTGATTCAATCTTCTGACTATTTCTTCTTAGTTCCAGCAGGAACAACGAATACAATAACATCAGATGCAACTGCAACCATCGGACAACAAGAAATTATTTCCTATTCAATAGGAGCACCTGATTTTGCTGGAAGTTCTTATACAATAAACGTATATTCATATAATGCATTGGTTGTATCATTACCTATAGCAACAGGAGCAGCAACCGGAACAGTCACTTGGGATACAGCAGGTAATTCAGCAGGATTATATTTCATAACACTATCTAAAACAACTTCTGGAATTCAAACAGATCTTGCTTATACTATAACCACACTTGTTTCAACATTATTGATAAGAGGAACTGTGTATGATGCTGTAAATGCAACACCTTTATCTGGAGTAAACATAAACTTTTCACAAGGTACAACATGGTATAATACCACTTCAAATGGAAACGGAAGCTACAATCTTTCTGGATTAACAGTAGCACTTCTTACACGAATAAACGCTTCAAAATCTACGTGGATGCATAACAATTATTCTTTTACTCCTCTAGCTCCACAAATGTACACAATAAATCTATATTTAATTTCTACAGGTTTCAACTGTTCTATAGCAGCAGGTGGTGGAAATTCAACAAACACTTGTATAAACGGGATGGTAGAAAACAATCCTTATCATCAAGCAGTTGGCGGAGCAGCGGTTTTTCTTGGAAATGGTTCTTATTTCGCAAACACTACTTCAAACACCACAACCGGATATTATCAATTCTTGAATCTTTCTGATGATAACCTGACTTATGTTGTTAATGCAACCAAGTCTGGATTTATGAATTCTCAAGATTACAATGTAACTACAATAAATCAAACAGACGTTCAGCAAATCATATTAATGAGTGAAATTTACACATTAACGATTCAAGCTCAGGATGCTTCAAATACAAACACCCTTCTAGATTTTCTGTTATTATTCAATCTAGCAAACTATAATACTACTGTTGGACAGATAACGATTTCAAATTTAGTTTATGGTCAATATCCAGCTATTGTATCTGCCACAGATTATATTTCATCTTCACAAACAATTCTTATGGATTCAACAAAAACAGTAACTTTTCTTCTAACACCAATATCAGCAGCGCAAGCAAGCACAATATTCAAAACACTACCACACGATGTTGCTTTTATAGTTCAAGATCTTGCATTTAATAAAAAATCAGGGGTGTCTGTAACTGCTCAAGGATATAATACAACAGTTGGTTCTTGGACTTGGTTAGCAGATCTGATCGGAATAGACTTTGATTTAATTCCAATAAATAACATGAGTATGATTGGAATAACAGGAACAGACGGTTCTATTGACTTCAAGATGGATGGAAGCATTTACTACATTCTAACATTTTCTGGAGGAAATATATCTAATACAACCTGGAGAGGATATCCAACAAAATATGAATACTATATTATAGTGCCAACCACCCTTTATGGAACATTCACGAACAACGTAGATCAATTTTCCACAATGATCACAACTGTTTCATCAAAGACAATAAATTCAACACACGCTTACATTAATGCAAGCCATAATGACAGTATGAATCAAACTTCTAGCATAATTATCTATCTTAACAAATCTATTGTCGGTGATCCAAACAATCAGACAAATCTACAAATTAAAAACGGCGGAACAAACGCAACATATAACGCATCATTCATAGTTAGTCCTTATGCAGGCAATGATTATATCATAAATTTCAACATGATACATTCTTCAGGAACAGTTATTCGTTCTTATGGAGTATCATTTCCACAAACAGCAATATTATCCTATTTCAATCCAATTTCAATCTTAATGCTTTTAATTGGATTAATAATATTCTTTTCGGGAATATTTGGGCAAACAAGTACCGAACAAGGAGCAGGAATCATAGTAGGTCTCGTCTGGTTATTATCTGGAATGGGTCTATATGTAAATTTAAATCTAGGTGTATCATTCTATCTTGGATTGACACTTGCAACAGTTATCGCAATACTAATGAATATGAATGCTAGAGCAAGAAAAGAGGGAATGTCATGAAGAAATCAAAAACACATATGTTAATAAAAATAGAACCAGCAAAAGATTCTAGAGAACGTATAGAGTTCCTTACAAAATTTCCTCATACATACTGCAACGAACTAGCTAATAATATGAGAACAGTTAATAAATTATCTGATGCAACGTGTAAAAATTGTATAAAGTCTTTCAAACATATAAGTAGGTTGCATCATGGATAAACAACTTAAAAAAATAGAAGAAGCAGCAAAAGAATCTACACATAAAGCTATAGAAGAATTTGATAGAATGGATTCCTAGAGTATTTGGTGAAAAAAGACATACTGAAACTTTCCGTGTGAAAAGAAGAAGTAAAAAATATAATTGGTGAACCATGACAAGTAAATACGCAAAAGAATTCTGGACTGCTATGAGATTACAAAAGAAAATTGAGGAAGAAAAGACAGAAGAAATGTTCAAAGAAATAAAAGCTTCAAAGAAGTTGATGAAGTGAGAATAAATGATAATAGAAAAAGATCATATTAAATATGAAATAACAGAAAAGACACTGAAAAGACGTGTTGCCAAGAATACATCTGGTTTTGGTATATCTCAAAAACAAGAAAATTATTTTGTAGTTAAAAGTTTAAAGACGCTTGGAACAATAGAAATGCCACAATCACAATTTGAAGGTATTTTTAAAAATGAACTTAAAAAACAAAAAGTAATCAAGTAAACGATATTTTATATACTTTAAAATTAATAAAGTTATTAATCAAAAACATAGGAATAGCAGTATGAAATATATCCAAAAGTTTCTTAATTCAGATTCAGCAGTTTCGTTTGGGCTTCTTGCTCTAGCTGCGTTTTTAATTGGAGCGACTGCAATCTGGATAGAATTCTCCCCAATATTCAACATGTTCTTTGCTGCATACAACGTAAATATCGCAGCAGGAGAAGTAACACTTCAGAATCAAAAAGCTATGGAATTCCATCAAAATATGATCAGTATTGGAGCTGTAATTGCCCTTCTTATTGGAGCAGTAGCTTGGGGATATGTAAGAGCATTAGAAAAGAGAAACGATCTATGAGTTCAATAGAATCATTATTCAAGAGTTTTATAATAATGTTGGTCTGCTTATTCTCAAGTGTAATGATTACGCAATTCATATTAATGCCCGCTGAACTTGTTAGAACAGAACTTGTAAAAACAGGAATAGCAGATGCACCACCAGAATGGGGAGGAATGGGTATATCTGATTTCACTTTAAGTCTTGGATACTTCTTAACATACTTCTTAGACTTCTTTGCAGTCGGACAATTTATTTGGACTGCGGTTCGTCGCCAGAAATACGATGTGTACGGCAATGTAATTTCAGAAGGTGACTAATCTTGGGATTATTTGATTGGTTCTTTTCGGGTGGACAGCAAACTTTTCAAAATATAATAACTCCTGTCGCACCACAAACAGGAACCATAGGAGCAGCAGTAGCGACGGCACAGCAAGCAACAAGACCACAAACAGCTACTCAACAATCTGTTGCACCTGCACCAACCCTATCAGTTCCTCTCCCAGAACAAATCCGTTTGATGACAACACAAGAAGCAGTATCTCCATTTTCTGGAATATCATCTTTCTTAAAAGATTCTGCTGAAAATGTATCCTCTCAATTATCTGGAATTCTTAGACCCATAATTGAAACTCCTCAAGTTCAAGCAGCAATAAAAGCAGTAACATCAACAGCAGCACCAGTGCAAACTCCTCAAACAGTAAGTGATATGTCACAATTTTCTAGAGATATTTATGGGGGAGCTTCAAGAATTGCAGCAGTTATCGGAACAGGAATGGGAATAGCTGACATTGGAGCAAGACGTATTGAAAGACAGCTTCCAGGAGGGCTATCAGAATTATATGGAGCAACATATGAACTAGGAAAAGGAATATTCTTGAGCGCACCAAGATTAACTGTTGATATGGCTGGAATGATTCCGGGCGGTGTTGAAACAATAGCAAAGAATATACCAATGTTACCAGCATTTGCAGCAGCAGGAGTCATATCTCAAGTATCAGGATTACAAGAAGGATTTTCTCAAAGACCCATACAAACAATAGGAGAACTTATTGGAATGGGAGCAATGGGTGAAGCTGGAAAAGTTGTTCGTTTTGGACAAGTCAAAATACCAACCGCTGCGGGAGAAGTTCCAGTATGGAAAGGAGCATATTTAGATATTGGAGCAACACCACGTCCTATCGTAGGTTACGTTCCTGAATTTATTGCAAAACCTATCACAGAACCAATAGCAATAGGATTCCGTCCAGAAACATCTATTACTAAAGCAGTTGAAACAGCAAGAACAGCAAAAACAGTTTTCGGAACCCCTTCATCATTAGAAATCCCGCAAATAACAGATATAACAGCAGGATATTTCCCACGATCTGCACTTGAAACAGCTATTGTCGCAAGACCCGAAATACTCACAAAACTTGGAATGGAACCAACAGCAGCAACAAAGATTTCTGTCGGAAGAGAACTTATTGGATTAACATCTGGACAAAAAACAGCGTTCCAACTTACAAGACCATATTCTTTCGAAATATTTGGAAAAGAAATAGTAACACCATTTAAAGTTCCAACACTCATAGCAGAAACAGAATCATTATCATCAGCGGGTGTATCAACAACACTACAATATTTAAAAACAGAGAAATTCAAACTAACTGATGTTCCAAAAGTTGGAGAATTAACAGCACTAGAAAGACTTACTGAAATAAATAAAGAAATACTAAAAGCGAAAACACCTCTTGAAGGAGATTATTCTTTTAAATCCACAATGGAACTTGAAACATCTCCAGGAAAGAAAGTATCATATTATGATATTTTAGAGTCAGGAAAAACAATAGGAACAACTCTTATAGAAGCTTCTGGAAAAGATGTTAAAATTGGAACGTTTGAATTATCACCAGAATTTCGTGGCAAAGGCATAGGAACTGGTCTAGCAGAAAAAATCTTAAAAGAATTTGAACTGTCTGGTATGGAAAAAGTCAGTCTTATACCAAAAGATGTAAGAGCAGCAAACTTCTGGCAAAAAATAGGATTTGAATATTCTAGAGAAGTTACTGGAACAATGGAACTTAAATTACAAGGAAGAACAAAACTTCCAGAGTATTCAATTGAAGATCTATTAACTATTTCTAGACCGGTTTTTGAAAGAATGGGTATCGATTTATCTAGAGGAAAACTAATAGAAGAAATAAGATACGCTGCTCCAGGAGAAATCCCAAAAGGTATATCAGATCAAACTAGAATTTCAGAAGTATCCATACAAAGAGCAGCATTCTCCAAAACTGAAACACCACTTACATACGAAATATTACTGCAAAAAGGAGAACCTCTAAAACAAACAATAGAAACACTAGCTCACGAAATAAGTCACGCTGTACTAGAAAAAGGATTTGAAGAAAGTTCATTTGTAGCTGAACCAACAGCAATAAAAGGTTCTGGAATATTTTTAAGTGAATTCTCAAAATACTATGCAGCCGCAAAGATTAAACCACAAGCCGGTTTTGGATTAATAAACTTAATTCAAAAAGAATATGCTCCATATGTTGTTGGAAAATATACATCAGAAATTCCTTATCGTCCAGCCATAAAATCAGAATACAGAACGCAGTATCCAACAGAAGTCAAACCATTAATCGAAAAAGTTATGGGTAGCTTTTCTGCTCAAGCACAAATGATGCCAGAATTTAGAAGAGTTGCTGGTGATATTGATATCCATACTCGTGGTACAACAGAACAAGCTGTTCAACTCGCAACAGGACTACAAGCAAAGCTAGCAGAAATCGGAATAGAATCTCGTGTATCTGGATCAACTGTAGAAACAAGAGGTATATCTAAAGAATGGGTTCACGCAGTACAATTCCTTCCAAAAGAAGAACTTTCTTATATTGGAACTGAAGGAGCAGGACTTAGATACGGTATCAAAGTAGAGCAACCGCCCATGACTGTAGAAGGTATGCCAGTAATGAAATTGGGAGAACAAGCTACAAGAAAAATCACAGGAAGCTTAGAATTTAGAGAAGGAAAACTACAACCAGCAGAACATAGATTATTAAAAGATGTTCGTGATGCATATACAACAGCATTTACTCTTATTGAATCAAAATCAGCAAAAATTGGAATCCCTATACTAAAAGATATTGAAGTTGCTAGAGGAAGACAATTATTACAGCAGTGGAAAGAACTATATCCTGAAATTGATTGGATAAAAGTTGGTCAAGAACCAATAAAAATGGAAATTCAAATCGAAGGAATAAGTAAAGGAACAAAAAAAGCATCTCTAACAAGTGAAATAAATAAATATGCAGAAAGAATTTCAGAACAAAAACCATATACTTTTAGTGCTATATCTGAAGCAGCAAACGTTCCATATGTTCCTTCAACATATGAAAAAACAGCGTCTGTCTATACAAGAGAGTTCACTCCATTTACAGAAGAAATATATCCGATTCAAGCAAAACCTGAAAAATATTCACCAGCTTTAATATACGGAGTAGATTATCCAATAATAAAAGAACCATCATATAGATTTCCTTTTACAGAAGTTCCAACATATAAAACAACAGAATATCCTCCAGATAAAGTTCCGTCTTACATCCCAACAGTTTATCCTCCAACAGATATTCCTAAATATCCAACCCCATACACTCCAGAAAAGGTTCCTCCATACGTTCCAACAGTGTACACACCAGAATTATATCCACCCGAAGTATATCCACCAGAAACATATCCGCCTTATGGTGGTATTGGAACTCCGTTTGATCCTATTAAAATAATCAAACCATTGAAAGATGAGGTGTTTATAGGAAAAAGAAAAAAGACAATAAAAAGAAAATCAGTAGCATATACAATCAAAAATCCACTTGCAGACTTAGAAGATGTACTTGGAATTATGGATGCAGATATTAGAAAAGAAATAAATCCGACAAAAAAGAAAAGGAAGTCAAAATGAGATTCTATCACATAGCTCTTGGAGTATGGGTATTTATGCTTTGTTTAAGCATGGTTAATTCTCTTGGGATATTTGCATATAAGATGCCAACTGCTAATTTTGATACTTCAGCATCTGATGCACAAATAACACAATTAACAAACACAATGTCTCAATCACAGGACTCTGGTGGATTTTCAAGCATTGTTGCAGGAGCAGGACTTATAGCAAATTCTTTTTCCTATATGTTAAATGTGTTCTGGAAATCAATAAACATAATCGGACTTGGAAATGCATACGGTGTAGATATAAGAATTTCTGCACCGTTTCAAGCACTTTATGTCTTTACATTAGTCTTCGGACTCTATCAATTCTTAACAGGAAGAGCCGCAAAAATAATGGAGTAAACACATGGAAAAAATGTCGATGGGTCAAAGAATTACAGAAAATAAACTGCGTTCAAAATTAAAATATTACATTCCAGTGAGTTTTAGTATGAGTAAGAATATCCTTCTTGTATTAACTGTTATTATGTGCGCCATAATTCTTCTTACATTTATTGCATCAGCAGCACCACCAGTTATTTCAATAATAAATAATTCAAAAACAAATACTTCATCTTCATATGGAATATTTTTGAATAATTCAGAATCAATTACATTTAGAGTAAATACTACAAACACTTCTAATACCTGGAACTGGTATAAAGACAGTGTTCTTGTAGTAAACAATTTCAATAATTACACAACATCTTTCACCACTGGTTCTTATCATTATGTTAAAGTCAATACAACAAATTCAAGTGGAACTTCTAATAATTTAACTTGGGGAATCAATGTGTTCCCAGCGATGGCAACATCTCCTGGAAACAAAATAAATCTATTAAATGAATCTCCTTCACAAGATCTTGCAACAGCAATAGAAAATAATGATATGCCCGGATTAGTGAACTCACCAGTCAAAGTATATATAAATCTTATAGGGTTATCTTTCTATGCAGTAATATGGTTCATAGTGTTCGGAATGTTGTGGATAAAACAAGCATCAATAAACATCCCTTCAATAGTTGGAGTCATCTTTGGCGGAATTCTAGTAACATTCCTACCCGCTCAATATCAGTTAGTATCACAAGCTCTAATCGTGTTTGGAATATTTGCTGTTATCTATGTATTCTACAAAGGAAGAGGATAAATATATGATTCAAACAAACAATATGAAGAAGTAAATATGAAAAAAAACTGCATTCACTGTAATCATCCAATGACACCAGCAAGTGAAGAATATTCTAAATACACAAAAGGATTTATTAAACTTGATGAATTAATCTGTAGAATTCACGGAACAAAACAAATGCAGTTTGAACATTTATCAGAAAAAGAAAAAAGAAAATACAAATTGGAGATAATATGAATGAAATGGATTTAGAAAAAGCAAAAAAATCCTTAAAACAACTTAAAAAGGATCAAGCAACAGTAAGAAAAAGTAGAGTAAAAGGATTTGATTCAAGCACTGTATCTGGAATGTTTGGAAATCTTAGAAGATCCGAAGAAATTCGTTTCCATTTTGAACTAGAAAATGCAAAATCATTAGTAAAAGAAGAAGAAAAGAAACAGATAAAAGTTCCATATACTAATCAGGAATTGGTGTGGCTAGGATATAAAGATAAAAAAGATTATATAAAACAACATTTGAGGTGAAAAATATGAATGAAATACCACTTTCACTATTCAACATGCTTCTTGCATTGGATCTAATTATCATAGCATATTCTCTATACGGAATAGGTTTTGATAAACCAGTAAAAATAGATAAAATTCTGACATCAGTAATCGCATCTCCATTATCATTCATTCTTGCAGGATATATTATCAATGGAGAAGTAGTTCAGACATATGTGGACACAACAGGATATCATTATATCCCGTTTCAGTCTTTACCAGTTCATTATTTTCTTCTAGGATTTGCTGTCCTTATGGGAGTAATAACAATTCTTCTTATAGTAAAATTCATAAGTGATCACTTTGAATCACTAGAGAAAAAATCAGCACTTGGAGACTGGCACCAAAGCAGCTTTTCAGAGAGGAAGATAAGATGATAAGAAACAGTATAATCAAAAAGAAAAGAACAAAAAGATTCGGTACGCTTGATGAAGCAATGACAGCAGCAACAGGACTTGATAAGATTCAGCGTCAAACTTTTAGAGAGAACACTAATGAGATAATGAAAAATACTTCGTTATCTAGAGAAGAAAAAGTTAAGAAACTAATAGCGATCGGAGCATTACCAGTAGGTTCAAAATAGGAAGAGCAAAATATGTCAAAAGGAATAGGAATAATATTAACTGTTTCATTACTAGCTGCTGCTCTAGTAATAGTCAATACATACATGACCACATCTCTATCTTCAACTTCTCAAGGAGTAAACTTATCAAGTTCTCCACAGGAAATTCAGGATGCATATAACGCAAGTCAAAACACAGCAATCGCATCAGTCGCAGTTTCACACTGGACAGTATATTTGATAGGAATATTTGCTGTAATAATAGTCCTTGTCGTCCTTATACTAATGGTTCAATTGAATAGAAGAAAAGCTAGATGATAATTCTTTTTTATTTAAAATCATCAACAGTAGCTCGTCTTTTAAACGATTTCAGCAAGGTTTCATTTTAGTTTTAGTATTAAGTATCGCTGCATTTTAGCTCAAAACTAAGTATATATACTGTTCTTCTTTATATACTCTAAAATCAATTACTGGATAGTTGATTTATAAACTTGAACTCATAGTTCAGGAAGGTGATTTACAAATGACAAAATCAATAACCAAGAAAGCAATCGCTTTTGGAAAGAAATTCTTGAAGAATGAAGATGCTCAGATGGGAGGTGTCGGTACTCTTTACGCAGTGTTCTTCGCTGCAATCGTAGTCCTAGCAATAATCATCATATTCACCTTCATCCCAGGAATTGGCTCAACAGTTGAGCAGTCCACACCAGCAGCACCAGCATACGGAAAGCCCGGTGGAGCATGGAACGCATCTGACGCAGCTAATCCAAATGCAGCAGCACTTCAGACATCAAGTGGCGCAGCAATCTGGACAAGCACTTCAGGAATGCTGAAAGTTGCGATGATCATAGGTATCGTCGTAATCATACTTGGCAGCTTGTTCGCAATCTTTGCAGCACGCAGAGCTGAAGCAGGCGGAGGGGGCGGCGGAGGTCCCATGTAAGTGTCTAAAGACACAGTTAGATCTGGGGGAGAAATCCCCCACAACTTTTTCCAAAACAGTCATATTGGAGGTGAAAAATAAAATGACAAAGTCAATAACCAAAAAGATTCAGAAATATACATCCAAATTCATAAAGAATGATAAAGCCCAAATGGGCGGTGTAGGAACTCTCTATGCTGTGTTCTTCGCAGCTATTGTGGTACTTGCAATAATCATAATCTTTACATTCATACCCGGAATTGGAAGCACTGTTGAACAATCAACACCAGCATCTCCAGCTTATTGCACAAATACAACAAATGCGACAACGTGTGCGGCAAGCTTAGTCCGTGGTGGAGTGTGGAACGCAACAGACACAAACAACCCGAATCAGGCAGCACTTGCAACATCTAGCGGCGCAGCTATATGGACTTCAACAAGTGGAATGCTCAAAGTAGCTATGATAATTGGCATAGTAGTCATTATCCTCGGCAGCTTGTTCGCAATCTTCAGGACAAGACGTCAGGAAGGTGGCGGCGGAGGCATGTAAAGTCTATGGAACAAACTTATTCAGAGAGGATGCCAGAAATTCTCTCTGAAATTTTATAAAACTATTTTCAAACTCTTAAACAAAATCAAATTATATATACTTATAACTCTATATTGAAATCCATGGTTGTATTACTTCAGACCGGATTACCCAATATCGCAGTTTCCGCAATAGAGAACGGAACTATTCAAAAAATGTGGAATTCTTCTTATCATTTTCTACAACTTGCAGCACTTGAAAAACTACAACGTGAAGGTCTGATTAATTTTGACAACGTAATATTCATCCATTATTTCTGTCCTTCATGCAACAGACACATCTGCGTCCTTCCAGAAATTGCAGGACTCCACGAATGGTTATACTGTTCAAAATGTCATCCAAACGCAACTACAAAAGAAAATTCTATGATTAGAAACGGAAGCGTTTTAGGAAAAGAGATACCTAAAGAAGCAGAAATAAGAAGGTGCTGATGAAGAAAATAGAATCTATTTCAAGAATAATTATTTGGATATCATTTAATGTTTTCAATATATTTGTTTTGAATACAATTATGTTTACATTAATTAACTTTGCTCTATACACTACAAATGAAATTAATCCAAAAACAATATGGTATCCACTTTCAAGATTCCTTCAAATATATTTATTTATTTTGTCTTTTGCAGTGCTTTATTTTACATATGTTATCTACATAAAACCCTGTATGAAAAAGGTATCAAAAACATGAATTTCAAACAAACAAAATTGATTATGGAAGAACGTGTTGTGAGATTTTTCTTATACTTAATATCAAGCGCACCAGAATGGAAAATAGAGAAATTTCTTAACGAAGTATATAATTCAGGATAAAAAATATGGAAATAATTAATCCACACATACTTTTAGAATTTAGAAGAATAAAAGTAGAACTTATTGCAAAAGGACATATAAAATCGAAATTGCCATTATCAGATGATGAACAAATGTTTGCTCATTTAATATCAATTTATGAAGCAACAAAAAATTTTATAGGAGAATAAAATGCACATACCAATTATCAGCAATCTATTAAGTCCTAAAAATCAGGGAATGGAACAGTTGATGCCTTCACACAACATTAATTTCTCAGGATCTCCTGGAGCAGATTATCCAGAATCATATTACAGAAATCAAACAGAAATTCGAAAAGTAAGTTCTCAAAAAGAAATGAATGACTGGGTAGAAGATGCACTGTTATCTAGAAGATGCAAGGATGCTTTCAAATCACTTATAGCAAACTTGTATGATGATAACATTATCTTATCTTATCATGCGCTTGAAATACAAGCAGAGATCTCTTTTTTAAAAGCAAAAGTTTATCTGAAAGCTTTCGTTACAGCAAACTCTTATAGATCTGACGTATATAATCCAGTCTGGGGTCTCATAACAAATGAAATATTCTATCAGCTTGAACTTCGATTTACTAGAACGATTGCCGGTGATAGAGAAAGAATAGTTCAAGGAAAGATTCAGCAGGACTACAACATAACTCAAAATATGTCAAGAGAAATTACTCCAATACGGTGATATTATGAATAAAATATTAGAAACCATTAAGAAAACTGTAAACAAAATCATAAAACATGTTGCATATGAACAAAGAAGCGTTTCATACATAAGATTTATTGTTCTAGGCCTGTATCTTGCGGTATCTTTTCTAATAACTATACTATTTGCTTTTGGGAGTATGCTTAGAGAAGGGGTCTTAATAGTAAATCCATTTAGAACGCATCTTTCTAGCAAAGCAGTTTCTGATATTTATGGATTCTTAATAATAGATAAGATATTATTTATGCTTCTTATAGCATCATTCTTCCTTGTATTATCTAAAGAATATCAGGAATATCATGCACGAAAAATAATCAAGAAATATAAACTGGATGTAATAGAATGAAAGCAGCAAAAGTTTCTTCAATTGACAATCCATCGATAAAAGATCTTCTAAATATGGAACACTGGGCACTTATGAATAATCTTCATGTTCATCCAGCTTTTATGAAAGCGTGTAAGAAGAAAAACAGCGTATTAATCATATCTTATTCTGTTGTAATGCTTGTGATCATAATTATAGCATTAGTGGTGAAATAAAATATGGAAATAATAAAACTATCAAAAATTATGGCGTTAAGACTATCTTCTATAAACGCAGGAATAGCAATTCTAACATTTTTTGCACTTGAACTTTTTAATCATATACAGATACCAGTTTTTCAGTGGAATCTAGTATTTGGTTTTGATATGTCTGAAGGAGAAATACTTATCAATACAATTAGAATATTCGGTATCACTTCTGGACTATCTATGATTTTCATAGGATTGAGTTCAAGGTGTTGGATAACAGTAATGAAGGAGGATTAAAAATGGCAGAAGTAGGACTTTTAGATATAGGATTGTCAATAACAATAATGGACTTAATAATTATAGTTATTCTTGCAATGTTAGTATCGCAGCTTCCACATCTTTATTTTTGGTTAGAAAGAAGAAGAATGAATCCAGAGGGACCAATCTTTATTTCTGCAAGAAAAAATGGATATCCAATTATTGAAAGAGTTGCAATGAGTGGATTCACGCGCTTTGAAATAGGAGAAAAAGAAGTTAGAGGTGATCCAGTATTCAAAATGGATAGAAACACACGTCAAGGAGTCCATCTTGATCCTAGATTATCTTCCGGTGGAGTACCTAGAGAATTCCTTGCTGGTGGAGCTGAAATAATGCACTATTCAACATCTTCGCCAACTTCAATGTCTTCAAAAACTGCTCTAGCAATGAGTACAATAATCAAACACGTTCGAAAGAATTATCCATATCTAGATTTCCTTCCAGAACAACTTATTATTGAACTTATATATAGAAATCGTAAGGACTTGATACACGACTGTAAAAACATTATTGAGATGTATGACTTTGAAGGAAAGATAAACGTACCATTAACGATTCTTGCAGCATTCAAAGAAGACATTATAGAACAACTAAGAACAAGATATATGGAAGAAGGAAAAACAGACGAACCTTCAAAAGATGATATTGATGCAGCGTATGAACAAAACGTAAAGTCGTATCAGAGAATGTATCAAGCGAAAACACTTGCTGAAACACTACAAAAAATCCAAGATGAATCAGTTCAACTTCCAGTGGAAACAAATAGATTCTTCTCGTTCGTAGAAGCGTTCCAGAATTCACCAATAGCAACATTTGCAGCAGATCTTCAAAACTATCTTACAACCATAGAACTTATCGCAGAAAAGAAGAAATCACTTACAGAAAAGGATAAAATGATGATGTATGCAATGGCAGCACTTATAATCATAATAGGTGGAGCTGTTGCTATGAACATGCTACCAGCAAGGAAATAAAGGAGAAAACTATGAAAGAAGAAATAAAAATAACTGGAGATAATATCCAGATTGAAAGAACAGAACTTAAAGCAGAAGACACGGAAAAAGCAAAGAAGAAAGGAAGTGTGTTTGGAGATCCAGTGATCATAATAGAATGAAATATACCGGAAGTAAATCTTCAGACGCAGAAATAACTATGAACTTAATTAAGGGAACAATAGATTTTGATTATTCCCTTAATAAGTTCGGAAGAGCAGGAAATTCAAATTCTTCATGCATACTGCAAAAAGAACTTCGTGAAATATCTATATTAGAATCTATACTTGCTATTCCTTATGCTTATGCTGCAATTTTCGCAGCAATGGCATCTCTACCAGCACTTCAAAAAATAATTCCACAATACACTGCTCAAAAAATAGCGGTGTGGGGATATAAGCGTCTTCATGGATTACAGGAACAACAAGTCATTGGAAAACAAGAAACAAAAATCGTTTCATTTTTCATCCCTATAAATCTATGGTTTGACTATGAACTTGATGGAGATTACAGCAACAAAATTCATAAAATAGAACTACGAAGACGATTTATTAGAAGAATATACTGGTATGGTTCTTGCTTACGACAACAAGGATGGAACGTTATATTTACTTTTCTTGAACCGCCACAACACGGATATATAGTATTAAGATCGGTGCTATAAATTATGACAAAAATAAAGGCAGTTAAAAATAAATTTGAAACACTGCTTGAAAAAGTATGGAACATCTACTATTTTTCTTTTTCGTTGGTATTTGACAGAACAATTTTAAAGATAATGTGGATAATTCTAGCAATAACAACATATTTCCGATTTGGATTAACAAAAGCTATTTTATTTACCGTTTTTTTTGCAGCACTAATGATATATATTGTAGCATTAATCCTAATAGGATTTAGATACGTGTTTCCAAGGAATCGTGATTGATATGAGTAAAGATTCATTTATAAAAGCATTGCTGATAACAGCAATAATAGCCGCAATTACAACCTTTATATTCAGCCCAAAAACACTTGATTCAAATATAGTATTTCTTGGATTTTCCTTAACTTCTGCATTTTGGATTATATCATTATTAAAAAGTGATTTGAAACCATACACATGGTATTTATCTGCTATGGGATTAATGCTTTTTTCTAGTTATAATTCGATACACTATTCTCTAACCATGTCGTGGATTGCAGCTATTTTTTTCATAATATACACGTTTGCATTCCTATTAACATTTGAATATCAAAAACTATTTAAAATCAATATTAAGATGTGTGATTAAATATGCCAGATCCAGTAAGAAAAGAAATAGAAAGCAAACCACTTGTAGCTGAGAAAGATGAAACTGCCAGAAACTTAAATATCTGGTTAGCAGAATTTGAATCACTGCAAATAAGAAACTTTTATTCAGAAGATGCATTTCACGCATTCTTCACAAATTTCAGAAGGTTGTGGACTATAACGCAGCACGAAAAAGATCTTCAAGATAAATTGTATGGAAAAGTCAAACTTCTTGATCTTATAAATCATTATTTCACTTCAGATGTTAGAAATAATTATACTCTAGGAACGAAACTTGCAAGAGCATATTTGAAAGCACTTTTTGGATCTGGAATCCTCTCATTGAAATAATATTGAACAGAAATTGAACAAATACTGAATCAACTTTATATATTTAAAAACTAATAGTGTTGTGGAGGCATATAAAAATGGCTAAACCAATAACAAAAGTTTTCCACGGTGGAAGATTCAAACAGATAGCAGCAGGTAAGTCAAAGTCTGTGGCTGAACAGGAAAAAGAAAGAATTCAGAACTCTGGTCATTCTGCAAGAGTAACCGCATCTATCGGTAGAGATAGAAGTAAAACCTATCAAGTGTGGAAGAAATGAGCTTCCTCACTAGGTTTGGGGGTAAAAAAGATCCTGATGTTGTTGCTGTGGAAAAAAGAGCGCATGATGAAGAAGCAGCTCGAGTTAAGCTTGATAAAAAGAACGCCGCAATGAGAGCCGCGGCAGCAAGAGGAAAAGCAAAAGCAAGAGGGGGTTCCAGCGTAGAAGCAAAAGCAGCGAAAGTCGGAAAAGGTATCATAAGTATCGGTGGAAGCATAATGAAACTTGGAAATTATGGTGCCGGACTTAACTGGGGAAATGAAATTCCAACGCAGCAGCCAGCAGCACAGAAAGGAAAAAAAGGAAAGAAACAAAAGCAGCAACCACAGCGAGATCCATTCGAAATGCCAGACTTTCCGTTCTAAGAATTATGGCAACTAAGAAACAAGCAATAAATAAAGCTTTTCGTGAACTTGGGGCTATAGATAATAAACATGAATCCGGTAGCTTTACAAAGAAGCAGCACGATCAAAAATCAAAGAAAGTCTTAGAAAGGTTAATGAAGGTGAGAATCTGAAGCAGATGATTTTCATAAAACCTAAAGTAAGTTATTCTCCTTGGTTCAACGATTGTTATCTGCTTTTTGACTTTTTCATTCAGGATATAGTTTTCTCGTATATTCCAATTATAAAATTATTCAGATATCAACAGCAGCAAAAGCAAATTCGTTTCAGTATAGGCGAAACAAATATATGAAACATCCTGTCAAAATTGTTCGAAGAATAACTTCTAAAGAAGAAACAGCGCATAAAAAGAAAGCTTATCCTCATGCCCATAGACTCGCAAATATAGCAGAAATAGAACACTTTGGCAGAGAACAGTTTGAATATATCAATAATAAAATTCAACTGTTACATAAAGGTCACTGGGCTGCAACACATACTCCAAGACATCACATTCATATCTCACAAGAACTAATTAACTTAATACCAGAAGACAAACGAAAAACAGTCTTTTCAGAACTAAAAATTCATGAGATAACAGAAGATATTGAGATGAGTAAACGGAGAAGGAAATGAAAATAAAAATCAAGATTTATATATTTTTAGTTGTATTGCTGTTAATACCATCATCTTCCGCATTTTTTGGAAGTGATGATATGTCCACAGTTGTTTCGAATGCTGTTTCATTCTGGATAAAAGTATCCGGACAACCACAGCTTAACGAAAGTGTAACCTTGGTTCCAGGGCAGAACATAGAACTTACTCAAGATACCATAAACAAAACAATAACTATAACAGGTGCAGCAACATGGACATTATCAGGACTTACAACAGATGATTTTTACGTTAATAATATTATTGGGCGCAAAAATACAAGCAGAGATAATGTAATCGAATTTACAAATTATTCCCTATGGATATATAATTTTGATAATATTTCAGGTGATTTATCATACATTATATTGGAAAATGTTGGTGGGGGAACACAAGCTATAAAAATGAAAGTTTGTAATTATTATGTTAGTGGTGAAGATTCTTGTTTAACAAAAGGAGATGGTTCACAACCGCCTGAAATTGAAATAAGAAAAAACCAAGTAAAAATACTGGGTAAAGATATTGAAAAGGAGCTTGTAAAAACCTCTATAAAATCTTTTCAAGCAGATCATCTAAACTCTTCTCAGATTCATTCGGATCTGATCCTCGTTCCCCAGGACATCAGCTTAACAAACATCACGGTAATCATCGAAAATTCAGTGAATACCACGAACTTTACACTGAACTTTTCGCTTGAAAGATTCACAAATTATCCCACAACAAAAGAAACAATCCTCGAAAGATCTTTCAACAGCAGTACAAATTATATCAACGATCTTGATTATTCTTTCAACAATAACGATATCCTGCTACTGAATTATACAACTTACATTAATGTTTCAAAATCATCGTCCCTGTTCAAGTTTAAGGTTCGGTAGATGCAAATGACCAAAACAATACGAGTCCTATCCGCTCTATTAGTTATTTCTATAGTGTTTGTGTCTACTGCTACTGCTTATGATATTTCAGGATACGTGACGAACAACAGCGCAGGAATCAACGGGGCAACAGTAAACTACAACCTGAACAGCACATCCAGCAACGACACAGGATACTATTTCATGAATAATCTGACAGGAAATATAATAATAAATTTCACTAGCAACCCAGTCTATTACTCAAATTCAACCTCTATCAACATGGACAGCAACAAAACTCTTAACATAAATCTCATAAAAAAACCCACAGGAACGATAACCGGACGTGTATGTTCCTTTCCTGGTTGTCAAATTGAACAAGCAATACAAATCATTTCATCAAATCGGATACGGTGGTTTTTCTAAAATCAGGATTTATGAAATCTAAAGTTCAGGTTTTAAGATATTGTATTTGTGGAAAAATTTTACATCAAGGTAAAATGTGTTCTATTTGTTGGAATTCTCCAAAAATTAGAAAGCAACGTAAGGATAATTCGTCAGCAGCAATAAATCGTCCTGTTTAAAGTTTACAAAGTTCTCGTATATCACTATTTTTATAAATTTCTACAGATAGTGGAATTTAACTTTATCAAATATAAGTCTTAAACATTCTTTGAACTTTATATACTACAACGTAGTAGTTATAGAATTATATGAAAAAAATAACAGCGAAAAGATCAAAACAAAAACCCACTGTAGAAAGTTTAGAATTAAGAAAATTATACAGAGATGGTAAGATACTACGAACAGAACTTGAAGAATACCACTATATTAGATATGGTTTTAAAAGCAAAGAAGATTTTCATTCTAAAATGCGGAAAGTAGTAATGACAATGATTCAGCTAGGAATTGATTGTGAACCCACACTATCAACTGAAACAAGAATCGGAAGAGTTATGAAATTACTTGGATGTTTACCTAATATTAAACTTTGCTGCGCTTGCTGTCCAGAAAACTCAGAATCTCAACAACATTTAGAATTCATGACTATTGATCATGTTAATTGTGGTGGAAGAAAACACAGGAACGAAAATAAATCTGGTCATAGTGATTATCTTTTATTAAAACAGGGATTCAAAGCCTCAGATTACCAAGTAATCTGTTATAATTGTAATTGCTCACTTGGTCATCGTGGCTATTGCCCACATAAACCTGAGATAAAAAGAAGCACTAAGTTTGAACATACTTCTAAGTGTAACGAAAAGACATGATTTTTAAATTCTAATGATATAAATAGTTCGTTTTGTATTTGAAGCTATGATAATGTTAGAAAACATCAACTATATATACTAAGGAATCTATAATAGATATTGCAGGTGACAAAACTAAATAGACCAAACCACTAAGAAAAACTTAGAACCAACGATAAGACTCCGATAGGGGCATTGGAATCCCCAGAAGCAGAAGTGCGTAATACTAAAATCTTCTCATATACGAGGTAGAAGTCCGAAACTGAGCAATCAGCATATAAGCGACTTTGTTAGACGGCGTTAAGATGAGTATCAAACAAGATGAACAAGACATCTATAAAAAAGTCATGCTAGACTAAAAACAGCAAATCATTTTTCTAAATGCTATTAAGCAGTTCTAAGCGAAAACCAGCACTAATATAATACGCTGCAATAAACTCGGATAAAGAAGCATGTAGCTTCGTTTAATAGCATTTTCAGAATGCTTGCAAGATTGGGTTCAAATCCCGCGGCAAGCTGCAAATCATAACGGAGGACACTAATATGAAGCAAACAAAAGCAGAATTAATAAAAGAAATTGAAGACACATGTATAAAGCTGATTGGAACAAGATTCAAATATAATCTACTTAATGGATTCCGTGGATATAAACACTGGAATATAAAGCAGTTGATAGAGTTCAAAACACTCTATCTTTCTGATGAAACAGTCCAGAGCAAAGAGATTCGTGAAGAAGATGGAACGCTCGTAATTACAGATAATGAAGTTCCTGCCGGAATGGGAAATATTTGTTACGATTAAGGAGGATATAACTATGGAAAATCATAAAGACGCACAGGAATTAATGGAAGCTGGAGTCGATATAGAAGATCTAAAAGCAAAGCATTCATATCTAACTGATCAGAATAATACAAGATGGAAGTATGTGAAAAGCTACAATAATCCAGTCGGCATAGAAGTCTTAATACTAGAATCATTCTAAAGGAGGACATAAACATGACAACAATTGGTGAATCAGTTGAACAGTGGAAGAAAGAATACGAAGCTGGAGACATAGTACATAAGTATCTCGCAAAAGTAATTCTTACACTTGAAAAGTTTGAAGCAGATAAGAAGCAAGAATTTCTTAACACGCAGCCAGAAATCACAAGAGAACAGTATTTGGAAGCACTGGATAAGCATTAAAGGAGGACTATTATGACAACAAAAGATGAAGTAAAAAGCTTACTTGAAGAAGCAAAGCAGAAAGTTGAAGAAGCATCTGATTTAATGCAACAAGCAGCAAGATCATCAGACGAACTTGATTCTGGATATAATATGTCCGGTAATATGCGAGCATACGTGATAAATTATCTTACAGGAGGAATGGATTGCATAGCAGATAAGATCGATAAGTACATGGAACAGATCGATGAAATTGAAGACAGTGAAGATGAAGAAGAAAGTGAAGAGGAGGAAACAGTATGAGCAAGACAATTAAAGTTGAAGAAGTTAGACATTATGCAAACAAGCTTCTAAAGAACCCAAAGCTTTCACAGGAATTCAAGCAAGGTGTAGAAGCAATGATAGAGCATATTCTGCATACTACAGACAACTATGGCGGATTCTCATACACTTACTGGAATGAAATAGGATATAAACTGTGGAAAGAAGCAGGAGAACCAGGATTTCCAGAGAAGCAGAAGTTCATCGGAAACGAACACGATAGATATTACTCTTAACTTTTTGGAGGACACATATGTCAAAATACAAAGAGTCAGAAAACTATAGGAATTATATGCAGTGGATAGCGGAAACAGAGAGTAGACCAGCAGTATCACAGCCAGAAGACGCTGCAAGGACAGCCATTCCTATGATAGAAGACATAACAAAAGAGTATTTCATACTTCTCTGTTTAGACACTAAAAACAAAGTTATAAACAAGCAAGTTATCAGCATAGGATCTCTAAATGCAAATACTGTTCATCCTAGAGAAGTATTCAAAGCAGCATTATTAAGCAGTGCAGCGCATATAATAGTCTTGCATAATCATCCTAGTGGTGATCCAATTCCTAGTAGAGAGGACATTGAGATAACTAAGAAGCTGCATGAAGCTGGTAAGATGATGGGAATAGATCTTTGTGATCATGTAATCATTGGAGCAGGAAAGAATTTCAGTATGAAAGAGGCTGGACACATATGACAGAAATTGCTGTTGGAGAAAAAAGACTGCTTAAGATATGTGGATGCGGATACGAGAAAATCGTTAGTAAAGAAAGATGGACAAAGTGTCCAGAATGCGGTGATGATAGGAACTGGGAGTTCGTTCCTGTTGTCAAAGGAAAGAGCGGACTATGGATTTAATGAGATGATAAAACATGGAAGACACAACAAAATTAAAAATAGTTCTGACAGTAATTGGATTAATATCAATTCTAGGACTGTCAGTTGTAGGACTGTTAATAGGAAAATAAACGGAGAAACAAACATGACAAAACAAGGAATTTCATCAATTACAGTTGCAGCACTTATAGAGATGTTGCAGGAACAGGATCAGAATCTACCAGTTGTCTTTGCATACGATTATGGAGATCACTGGCACACAAAAGTCGCCGGAACAATATCACAAGCAGACGTTCAGAACGTTCGCTACAGCGACTACCACAGGATGAATAAGATCTGTGATGGAGAAGAAGGCGAAGAAGCAGGAATAGAAGCAGTAGTTCTAGAGTGATATAAATGACAAGCAGAGCAGATAGATTCCAAGAAATAAAAGAAAAGATCATAACAGCAAAAGAAGAAATGGAAACACTAAAAGAAGAACTTCAAAACTGGCTTGATAATATGCCAGAGAACTTGCAGTCAAGCAGCAAAGCGGACACACTGCAAGAAGCAATAGACAATCTTGACAGCATAACAAGCTCTTTAGAAGATGTTGAAAGCACAGATGTAGAATTCCCAGGAATGATGAGATAAAATAAAGGAGAAGATAAATATGAGATATAAAGATATGCAGCAGTGCATCACAATACTGAAGAATAGAGAAGAGAAACAGTCCGACCTAGTTGTGAAACCAGTGGACATTTTTATGAATGAAGATGCAAGCGTTGAAATTCCAACGCTAAGTCCAGCATCCATACCAATGACAGCATGGGCTCATAATCAAATGTCGAAAAAGCTAGACATTCCAACTGGATATTATAACAGGATGCTTGAAAGCGATAAACCGCTATTAAGCAACAATGTTAATCGCTGGCTACAGGATGCAAACAGTCTCATGATAAGGACAGAATCAGGAACAGCAAGAGCAGTTCTGAGCAGTAAATACAAAGTAGTTCAGAATCGTCTTGTTCTTCTTACTGTCCTTAACACGCTTACAGACATGCATAGACCGTTCATAACACGTTCATTATCTGAAAGTGATACCACGTTCTATGCAAAGTTTGTCGGACAAGAGACCTATGATATGGGCAAAGGAGATCTACACCGGGGCGGAATAGTCATACGCAACTCGGAAGTAGGTGCAAGCAGACTCCAAGTGGATTTCTTCACATGTCGCTTATCATGCGGAAACGATGCAATATTCGGCGGAGAAGGAATCAGCAAAGTCCATATAGGGCGCAAGCTTGACGCAGGACTTATTGACTATGCATCCGATACAGTTGAAGCGGATAATGTTGCAATGATGAAAGCGATTCGTGACATAGTTCACACAGCGTTTGATCCTGCTGGAATACAAGTAATATATGACAGAGTGAAACTTTCAAAAGAAAATGTCATAAGCGAAACAGCACAAGTCATCCGGCAAATACAAGCACAGCACAAACTATCGGATCAGCTTACAGATAGACTTCTTGTATCACTACAAGGAAACACGCAATTCGATGTCGCTCAAACACTTACATTAAACGCACAATATATCACGAATGAAGACAAGCGTATTGAGATGGAAGAACTTGGTGGAGAACTGCTAATAATGCCCAAGACAACTTTCAACACAGCATTCAAAGTCAATGGAAAGGAACTTAGAATAGCTGCACCCGATGAAAACATAGATATGTCGGAATTTGCTTAAAGCTTGGAAAAGTTTAAGACTAGGAATCTTTAAATATGAAGGATTCTAATGTAGTGAATTGTAGCAATGCAACAAGCAACAATAAGGAAAGGAACACCTTCAGCAAGTGTTCCACCTCCAAACCTATTGAACATCTTCACAAGATGTCCTCTGCGAAGTCTTAGAGGAAAGGAACTAAGTTCTGTCACCTGCAATGCCAGACTTTTCTAACTTGTCAATAGGAAGCACCCCACAATTAAAAAAATAAAGGAGAAATCTAAAATGAGTAAAAATAAGTCAAACACAGTAAGCGGAAACGCAGCAAAGACCGGAAAGAAAACAAAGACCAGCGAAGACCATCTTACAGCAGCAATGAAGGACGTAACCAAGATCCTGGAACTTAGTGAGAAAGGAATGGATACAAGTGAAATCGCTTCAAAAGTCAAGGTCGGAGTATCGTATGTCGCAGAAGTTGTTTCAAAAGGTGCGGACACAATGGAAGATCAGCTTCGTACAGGATACGGCATGCCAGCAAAGGATGCAAGTGTCGGAGCAGATCCTGGAACAGGCGCTGAGACCGTTAATACAAGCCCCATTGACACAGTAACAGAGACAAAGGCGGAGAAAGCTACAAGAGTCAAAGCGGAAAAAGCCGCTGCAAAGGAAAAAGCAAAAGCTGATAAAGAAGCAGCAAAAGCAGCAAAGAAAGCAGATAAACCTGAGAAAGTTTCTGCAGAGCCCAAAGCCCCGAAGGAAAAGAGAACAAGAGAGAACGCAATTCTCAAAGCACTTGAAGAATCTAACGGAGCAGGTCTAACACTGGAAGCAACTGGTGCAAGAGCCTGTGAAATCCTGAACATCACCAGAAAGTCCTGGACTGGAACACTTGGCGCAATGAAGAGAGCAAATGAGATCACATATAACAAGGAAAGCAAGCTCTACAATCTTCCTTAAGACCGCTGCAAGTACAAACACTTAGGCGAGGAATAAAAACCTCGCCAACACTTTTTATATCGTTTTTATGGAGGACACAGCATGGATACTTCCGATCATATTCTAACAGGAATGTTTATAAGTCTAATTATTATAGTTGTTTGTGAACTTATAAACATTGGATTAATTCTTAACTTGATATAAACGGAGGACATATATGGATGAACAAAGAAGAATATGGCTTAATGGACTCAAAATTGGTGATGAAGTTTGTGTTGAATCTAGTGGAACGCTAGGAACTTTTTACGATATTACAACAGTTGAAAAAGTAACTCACAAAGGACAGTTCCGAGTCAAAGAAAACTTATACAACAGTAATGGAGAACGCAGAGAAGGCTGGTCATACAGTAGTATAATACCAGCAACAGATGAAATCAAACAAGGAATCAAAGATAGAAATAGACGCTATAGAGTTAAGAAAACAGACTTTGACAGCTTGACACAGGACAAAATAAATCGCATTTACAGCATACTTATGGAGGATAAATCATGAGTGAAAAAGATGATATAATAAACACAGTGCAAGATTCCCTCGAAAACTTCTTTGAACCAAGAGGAATAAAACCAACGCTGCGAACCATGTTCTATCGTTTGTATTCTCTTGGAATAATAGCGAACACAAAGTATTCCTATCATAGACTAGGAAAGTTCCTGGTAGAAGCAAGGAAAGACGGAATCATTTCATGGGAAGCTTTTTCTGATGGAGCGAAGCGTGAAGTCCTTGGAGACTATAAGAAAGCAGATAATATCACAGATCCAATAGAAGATGCAAAAGATATAGTAAATTCCGTAGAATATCTAAGAACGCATCACACTTATAAGATAGGACGCTGGTATAATCAACCAGACTATGTTGAAGTATGGATTGAAAAGGATGCAATGTCTTCTACATTTGAAAAAGTATTGGAAGGCACAGAAGTACCTATTGCAGTAAACAAAGGATACAGTTCCTGGACATTCCTATACAACAATGCACAAAGACTTCTTCAGCATCAACATCAAAACATTCACGTTCTATATCATGGAGACTTTGATCCAAGCGGGCTGGATATGGAAGAAGGACATCTTGCTGAAGGTATGCAGTTCTTTGGACTAGATATAGATTTCCATAGGGTATCAGTTAATTTGGAACAGATAAAGCAATATAAACTTCCAGAGATGCCTGGCGAAAAAGAAACCGTGGAAAAAGCTATGCGTGATCCAAGACTAAAGAAGTTCGTTGCAGAATATGGACGCTTGCTGCTTGTAGAACTTGATGCCATGCTTGCAATAGTTCCAGATGAATTCATAGAAATTATAAAGGATTCTGTGGATGAATACTTCGATCATGATATATACGAAGAAACGCTGCAACTACAAAAAGAGAACGCAGAAAAGAAGCGTGCATACTTACATGATCATATAGAAATCGTATAAAACACAGTAAGGAGGACACTATGAGTATGGATGATTTGATAAAGCTAGTTAAAATTCTAGCGTACACAACAAGCGCAAACGACAACGAAGCTCTTAATGCTTGTAGAAGAGCAAACACTCTTATGAAGTCAATGAACTTGACTTGGGAGCAGCTAATAAAAGATAAGACAATCGTTGTCAATGAAATAATAAACAACGAAGTGATTCCCATAGCAAAAGCAGCAAGTCCAAGCGGATTTAGATCTGAAAACGTTGAAGTGGAATTAATGCTGCAAGTATGTATGAGCAGAACGAATTTCGCTCGCATGAATCCAACAGGACAAGCTTTTATCCGATCATTAAACGATTGGTATCAGCGTAATCGTAGTCTAACAGATAAGCAAAAAGAAGCACTTAGAAACTGGTATAGCAGGATATAAAGGTGATAACATGTCAGAAAATAAACTAACTGTAATCGGAAACAATAAACTGGAAATAAAAGCAACAAAAATAATGAAATTCACTGGAGATAGATTTAAGGATGCAACTCCAGTCGTCCTTTTTGATATTTCTGGAAGCATGAATAATGACGATTGTCCGAGTGGAGAATCACGGATAGATGTCGTAAACAGAATCTCTAAGAAGATGCAGAACTTTCCTGTGTATGCGTTTAGTGATAAAGTGCAACGCACAGAATATAGTGATCTTGTAGCTTCGGGTTCAACAGACTTAACTCAAGCACTTGAAGTCTGCAAGCACTATCCAAAAGTCATTCTAGTAAGTGATGGATGTCCAGACGATAAAGTATCAACAATGGTAAAAGCAATATCACTTGGAATTCCATTCGATACTATCTTAATTGGAAGTGAAGAATCAGGTAAAAAGTTCATGGAAGAACTGTCAAAGCGCACAGGAGGAAAGTTTTCCACAATAGCAACTTCTGATCTACAGTTCCAGGAAAAGCTAGAATCAGGAATCAATACGCTTCTTCTATGTGAGAGTGATAAAAAGTAAAAGCAAAAGTCAAGCACCAGAAAAATGGAACAGTTTTATTTATTTGTGTTGAGGACACACTGTTCTGGATAGGCGTGGTGGTTTGATGCTTGACTCTAATACTAACTATCACAGCATAATATTTAAAGATTTTTGTCTTAAACGAATTTAAACGGAGGAAAACATATGAGCTTGAATGCAAATAAGCGATATTTGTGGATTCCGTGTATAACTTGCATAATGACATTAACACAGGACAGTCAAGATAGAGTTCATCCAGAAGAAATAAATAAAATGTTGCAGAATGATCGTGCTGTCAGTTGGGGATGATAATCATGCCTGTAAACATGGATAAAGCTAGTGGAAAAAGAGGACTGGATCAGATAATGAAAAGTCTTCTTATGATTAGGATAGGAGCAAGGCAAAGCGAAATCACAGGAGAAACAGAGGACGCAATAGAAACATATGAACGTCATTCCAAACACTTTCAGGAAAGATGTTCTTTTAATAAAGGAGATGAAAAAGATGCAGATGTTTTGTAAAGCTTTAATAATACAACTTCCAGACGGAACAATAAGACTTTCTGCTCTGGTAGTTCATGGATCAGTATTGACAAATGAATACAAAAAAATGCTTGAAAAATCTGGTGTGGATGAAAAGGGAACGTATGATACTAGATACAACGTATCTACACCCAACGACAAAATCCATATCATAGTGATGGAATGAGGAAACAAATATGAATATAGAAAGAGTCCAAGGATGCGCTAATAGAAGCAACATTCTTAGAATACTTTTTGATGAAAATGAAATAGAGCATATCGTACCTCTAAAGATAAAAGCATGTAAAAACAAGTACGATTCAAATTGTAGTATGGAAGGGTGCCATAGATACAGAATAGGAACAAGAGGAACATTGAAGATTTCCTGGGACTGTAAAGGAAAAAGGATGTGATTATGGATACGATAGAAATGAACATTGAAGAATTAACAAAGTCTTATGGAAGACATATTCGTGATCATGTTATAATATACTTGAGAACGCAGTATCGAGCATTTAAAGACGAAGAACTACTGATAAAACACATAACAAAAACAATCGCGCACGAAGAACTTCACATTATTCTAAGACGCATAGGAATCGGATACACTATAAACGAAGAACAAGTTTTCAAAAGATTACAGCAGTATCTTTATCCAGAACTTTATTCAAAGAAGTAAAAAGAGGTGAACAAAATGAGAAGACAATTATATGAAGTTATTATCGAAGTGGATCATATCGTAAAAGAAAATCCTTTTGGTGTACATCAATCTGAAGTTGCATATATTGCAAGCATAGATATGTATAAATCAAAAAGAATTCTTGAAGGATTGGTATCTATTGGTCGAATAACAAAAGAAGGAAGAATATATCTAGCAGGGGTGGATTAAAGGAGATTCTAGTATGAGCAAAAAGATGCCAGTACACAAAAGACTATTCAAGCAGTATAAAGCAGGATTCTTCAATAAAGTTCCTATGACTGAAGAGCAGGAAGCAACGCTTAAAGCACATTATCCATTTTTATTTGTGGGGGAAAGTCAAAATAGTTAATCAAAGTTAATCAATAGTTAATCAAAATATTCAGTCTTAACTGTTCAACTCGTAGCGAAAAAACGATGAAAGTTAAGATA